CTATTTCGCGAAAGGGTCTTTCCCTTCCATAATATTTAACGCTCGATACCATCCGGCACAATCATCTCTAGCATCAAGTTTGTGCTTTTTTGCTACTGACTCAAAAACTTTAATCGATTTCCTAAACACACTGCCATCTTTTGGGCTGACGTCTGCCTCGATCGACAATGCGTAGAGAAAGACTTCAAGTAACGTTCGCGGGCCACCTTTTTCTACATCTTTCCATACATACTCTACTCGAAACGATTTTTTTAAGTCTTTGGTAAGTGACGCGAAGTTTATATGCTTGTGCGACCACATGCCAAAAACAGCATCGAGTTTTTCTTTTTCCGTTACATCGGAATTTTTTACACCAACATACATTTTAACTATATCCCTAGCGATCGCTCCGACGAGCCCGAAACCCATTAACCACGCGCCAATATCCATAACATTCAACTCCTAATAAAACAAAAACCGCACCCGCCGCCGAAAGCGGATGAGTACGGTTTAATATTCCCTAGTTGCGTATTCTTCCGCCGCCCGTTCGCGACGAGAACGACGATCATCAAGCCCCAATACATATTTGCCGGCAGGCATATCGGCTGCGGCGTGGTGGGTTTCATGCAAGAATGCTCTTGTTCTGGCCTCGGGAGATACGGAATCGTCAACCAGAATATATAGATTCCCTTTGCGTGAACGGTAAATAAACCCGTCCACTTCCGGCCCGATTGATGCAGTTTTACAACGCAATTCACCAGTGCGATAAAGTCTTTTGCAAAGAGAAAGCAACATTGTTAGTCCTCGCCTACCTCATCATCTTCAATCGCTTTAATAATACGCATGACTTTCCGAATCGTTTCGGGGGTCATGCTTTTTGTTTGTCTAAACAGCAGTTGCAAATCTTCGCGCTTTGATAGTTCACCCCAAAATGACAATAACTCTGGGTCCGATTCCAGCGCCGAAGCGATTTTCATTGCGGCGGGGGATGGATCAGTAAAGCCGATGCGCTCAATGGACGGGTCTAGCGGTTCGGTAGTTTCACGGACAAGTTCATCGTTAGGACTATCAACGCGGCCCAGGAGATAGTCGGCAGAGCATACATAAAGATCAGCAAGTCTTGACAGCATTTCTGGGCTAGGTTTTCGATATGCCCTTTCGTAGCCAGACAGAGTGCCGATTTCTACATTGATTTTTTCTGAAACTTGTTCTTGCGTAAAGCCGCGTTGTTCTCTAATTTGTTTTAACCTGACTGCTAAAGGAGTCATTTCAATTTTTGCCAAGAATCTCACCTCCCGTACTAAGCATATCGCATATTGGCGAAAAAAAAATAAGCGATTCGCTCAAAAATATATTGACATAAGCAAAACGCCGATATAAAATAAGCACAGGTAAGCGAAATGCTTAATCGGAAGGTGGTGAAAAAATGGCAGGCAAAACGGCTCTTGACGCAGCTTTCAAAAAAACAGGTAAGCGTATGAATTGGGTTTCTGAACAAACAGGAATTTCAATGCAGACACTATCTGGTTTGCGAACAAAGCGATTAAAAAGAGACTTATATTTGTGGGAAGCTGAAAAAATTGCAAAGGCTCTAGGGGTTGATATTTCTGAACTTGGCGATTCTTTTTGTCAACTGGTAAGCGAAACGCTTAATCCGAACAACGGAGGCGCAACATGAAAGAACTAACCCCGCTGCCGCAACTGGTAGTAGAAATAAAAATTTTGTCGCAACAAACGGCGGCAAACATTATCGAGATTGGCAAGCGGCTGATACAGGCAAAAGAACAAGTTGCACATGGTGAGTGGGGCGGTTGGATAGAACAGAATACCGACTTCACCAGAATGCACGCCAGCAGAATCATGAGAGCAGCCGAAGAGTTTTCAAATGTAACATCGCTGTTACAAATGCCACCAACTAAAGTTTTTGCTCTTCTCGACGTTCCCGCCGCCGACCGCGAAAACTTCCTTGCTGCAACGCATGAAGTAGGCGGCCAACAGAAAACGGTTGACGAAATGACCAGCAGGGAACTTGCGGCGACAATCAAGGCGCTGAAAGAAGCTGAAAAAGCCAGCGTTACCAAAGACGCCGAGATTCAGCGGCAGTCGCAGAGGTTGCAAAAACTAGAAGAGGATCTGGAAAAATCGAAAATAGCTCAAAAAATGCTGGCTGATTTGAAAAAACCGGACACGGTAACGGTTGAAAAGCGGGTTGAAGTTATCCCGCCGGATTATGAAGCCACAAAGAAAAAACTCAAAGAGGCGCAGGCTGAAATTGACAAAATGGCCGACGAAAGAATCGGTCAAGCACAAGCGGTATTCAAAGCCGGCAAGCGTGCGGAAATTCGGTCAAGAATCGTACAGCTGGCGCGAGAAGTCGGCAAGGTTGTTAAGGAGATCGAGTTCCTGTCCAGGGCGATACCAGGAGATGAAGATATTACTTCTGACCTGTCGGAAGGCGCGGCAATTCTCAGGGAAACGGCGGACGCACTGGAAGGTATCGGAACCAAGAAAGGGGTGACGCTGGATGCAGAACACTTTGTCACTAATTAGCCCAATTCACTACGCCGAGCGGTTGGCCGTGGAAGAAATTCGCCGGGAACTTGATATTGCCGCCGAAATATTCGTGGTGCAAAATCGCGCAATTCATTACGGCGACATCATGGAAAACAAGACCGGCGAAGCATCCAAAACTATGCTGCTGGCGTGGCTGGATGATTGCGTGCGAAAAGGGGTTACTTCGCGCGACGGAATCATCACCTTATACAAAGCCGCCAATCCGGATCACTTTGAAAACGGAAAATGGCGAGCGCAGTATTTGCCGTTATTCATCGATTTCGCGTTGCGGCGACTGACCGACAGCGGGTATGTGAAGGATAAAAAGCGGACAAAACTCTTTACGGATTCTCTTATGTCTGAGGAATGGTTTTGGCAGGCAGTCTCGGTAATGAGCGTTCGGTTGTTTGAGGATTTGTACGCACAGAACGGGCTGCAAAGCATGAGCGCCAAGTTTGCCATCGGAGAAATGATGCGATACCGAGAAATGTTTGACAAGTTTGGCCGGCTGGTTGGTCGCGTCGGGAAAACCGGAGAACTTGACGAATGGACGCGCAGCGAAATGAAGCAAACGCTTCAGGGCGGGCTAAAGGAAGCGATGAAGCAGCATACTCAAATGCTGGCCCAAACCAAAGAGTATGTTTTTTTCGAAAAACACGTTCCGGCGATAAAGGGAATGCTCAATATGGCGCTGCGAGACGGCGCAAAACAAATTTGCACGAGGAGTGGGTGATTGTGAGTCGCAAGGTAATTACCGAAATCACATACTCCGGCCACGCCAATGTTGGCAAAGAACTTCTCGCCCTGTTGATGGCGCAGAAAGAAAAGGAGGGTAGTCATGAAAACGACAGTAGCGGTAAAGCGAGTTGAATCGGAATTTTGGAAAGGCGTAACGGTGGGAATGTCGATCATTGCCGCATGGGTGGCGTGGTTATGCTAACCCGCCGCGACGTTGCGACAACAGCAGGCATTGCTATTGCCATCGCTGTGCTGGCGATCATCGGGGCGGTATGGGTAATTTGGCAGGCGGTGGGGCTGTTGATGCCGGTGCTGATTTACATGGACAAATAAAAACAAGGAGGCAAATAATGGAAAAACTGACTCAAGAACAAGTAGACAAAATGATCGAATCACATGGCCGGTGGCTAAACAATGAACCTGGCGGTAAACAGGCAGATTTTAGCAACAAATTGCTGCAAGGTATTGTTGTTTTTGGAAAAAATCTGGATGGTTCCAGCTTTGATGGTTCCAGCTTTGATGATTCCCGCTTTGTTCGTTCCAGCTTTGATGGTTCCAGCTTTGTTCGTTCCAGCTTTGTTTGTTCCAGCTTTGTTCGTTCCAGCTTTGTTCGTTCCAGCTTTGATGATTCCCGCTTTGTTCGTTCCAGCTTTGATGGTTCCAGCTTTGTTCGTTCCAGCTTTGTTTGTTCCAGCTTTGTTCGTTCCAGCTTTGTTCGTTCCAGCTTTGATGATTCCCGCTTTGTTCGTTCCAGCTTTGATGGTTCCAGCTTTGATGGTTCCCCGATTGTTGTCGTTGGCGGCATTGGTAGCAGGTCGGCAACAACAATATATTTTGTCGCGATTAACAATATTCGCTGCGGCTGTTGGAACGACTATCAAGGCGGTACGCTGGAAGAATTTGAAGCGCGGGTAAAAAGCGTTTACGCTGACGATTCAAAGCATGGCAAAGAATACGCCGCCGCTATTGCTCTTTTTAAAACAATGGCAGAACAAAATAAATGACACCCTGACGTTAGGACCGTCAGAGTGTCTGTGAGTCAAAACCCGTGGCAAAGGATATTGTCTCTGTGTCTATTTTACCAAATTCAATCGCAAAATCAAAGGAGGCTGTATGTGGAGGGTGATCGTCTTTGACGAATCCGGCGAATTGGCAAGAAAAGACTACGAATTACTGCCGGAGGCCGAGAGAGTTATGCGGCTGGCCGCTATCAATGGAATGTCAGCCGATATTATCGATCTGAGCAAGGAGGGGTCGGAGTGATTTGCGACGATTGCGAATTTATGCGAACCGACAGGACCAGAGTGCCTTACGGCGACACAACTGCGACAATCTCTGATGCTTGGTGCTGGCTAGACAAAAACCCGGATGATTGTGAGGCTGAAAATGAATACGCTGACGAATGAGTTCAGGCAAACAGGGATCGGCGGATCGGACGCCGGGGTCGTGTTGGGGTACTCCCCATGGAAAACCAACATCAGATTGTGGGAAGAAAAGACCGGCCTAGCGATTCCGGAGGACATTTCGGAAAAGCCACAGGTCCAGCGCGGCAACAAAATGGAAGCTCACCTGAGAGAAATTTTCGCCATAACCCACCCGTTCCTGACTGTCGGCGGACCGATTGACGGCAGGAGCGAAGAATATCCGTGGATGTTCTATACCCTGGACGGGACGCTCACCGATACCGTGGGCCGGGCAGGAGTGTTGGAAATCAAAACCGCAGAGGTAAAAAATCTAAAGGAATGGAGGGATAAGATACCGCAAACGTATTACTGCCAGGTTCTTCACTATCTCGCAGCTACCGGATTTGCGTTTGCGTATCTGTACGCATACATACAGATTACGCTCGGCAGCGGCGAGATCAGCGGATACCTAAAAGAGTACCGGATTGAGCGCAGCGACGAAGATATAGCGCTGATCATAGACAGAGAGCGAGAGTTCTGGCGCTGCGTGGAAACCAAAACGAAACCAAATTTGATAATGAGGGGTTGAAGAAATGGCGCCAATGGAAATTCAGGTTATCAAGTCCGTCTCTGAATTTGAGTGGAATCACGAGTTGGTAAAAAGCTGGGCCAGACAATACGCGGAGCAGTATGTTGGCCTGGAAGTCACAGAAGAAAACCTGAAGGAAATGGAAGAGGTTCGCCGGGAGATCGCCGGGAAGCGCAGCAAGCTCGACGAGTTCCGCAAGAACGCGAAGAAAGAATTTGAGGCTCCGCTTAAAAAGTTCGAAGCCGAAGTGAAGGACGTTATGGCCGTTCTTAATGAAGTCGAGGCTCCGTTGGCCGAGCAAATCAATCGGTACGAAGCGGCGCGAAGAGAAAAGGCAGGAAAGGAAGTAGCCGGCTGGATTGAAACAATGACCGCCGCCGCCGGACTTCGGCCCGGCTTCGCCAAGATGGTTAGTGTAATCGACAAGTATACGTTGAAAACCGCGACTAAAAAATCCATCACGTCCGACATTTCGCAGCGGATCGAAACGCTGCTGCAAATGCAAAAGGCCGAGGACGAAGCTGAAGAGTTGCGGGCGCAAAAAATCAAGATGGCGCAAAAACTCTGCGTGGCACAATCAAAAGCGTTCGAACTGACGACGCCAATCACCATCGGCGACGTGCCGGGGCTGGAAGGGATCGAGCTTGGCGACCTGGCCGAATACATTGTTGGCGTTGCGCAGCGGCGGAAACAGGCCGAAGAGGCCGCGACAGCCAAGGCGCAGCCAGCAAAAACAGAGGAAAAACAGGAAGAAAAGCCAGAGGAAAAACCCAAAGAGGTACAACAGGCAGATGGACCGCTATTCAATCTCACAATGGAGTTCACTCACATGACGGTTCAGCAGGCAGTAAAGCTCAAAGCGTACCTGGACGGTAGCGGGATCGACTATAAAACAGTAGCGAAAGTGAGGGTTGCGTAATGGCAGTTCAAAATAGTTTGACACTTGACCAGCCGAGACAAGTGGCGACGGCGCCGGTGGAATCGATGATTTCCCGGCAGGCGCAGGAAGTTCAGGCCGCAATGGTCGTGGCAAAAAGATTTCCCCGCGACGTTAATGATTCGATCAGCAGGATCGAGAAAGCCTGCGAGCGCCCGACATTGGCAGAAGTGGCCGCCTACGAATACGAACGCGGCGGGTCCGAGGTAACTGGCCCGTCGATCCGGCTGGCAGAAACACTGGCGCAAAACTGGGGAAACTTAGATTTCGGCGTCGTAGAACTGGAACAGCGAAACGGGGAATCCACAGTCATGGCGTATGCGTGGGATTTGGAAACTAACACGCGTCAGACGAAGATTTTCCAGGTTCCCCATGTCCGCAAAACCAAACAGGGGTCGAAACTGCTCGATGATCCGCGCGACGTGTACGAAATGGTTGCCAACCAGGGAGCGCGGCGCCTGAGGGCCTGCATCCTCGGAATTATCCCCGGCGACATTGTTGATTTTGCGCTCGGAAAGTGCGAGCAGACGCTGGCAGCCGGCAAAAAGAAAATCCCGCTGGCCGAACGGACGCAAAAGATGGTTGCGGCATTTGCGGCGATTGATGTGTCGGAGTCTCAGCTCGCGAAGTTTATCGGCAAAGAATCGGTGAAACATTTTAGCGAACAAGACCTGGACCGTCTGCGCAAAGTGTTCGCGGCGATCAAGGACAATCTGACGCGCAAAGAGGACCAGTTTCCACCGATTGCCAAGCAAGAACAGAAGGAGGTAGCGGAAGAAGTGGCACCGACAGATAGCGGCGACGAATTTCCGCTGTAAGGAGTAAAAATGCAAGGATTAAATGAACTGTTTTTGATTGGCAGGCTGGTCCGTGATCCTGAAGTTAAGACCACGCAGGCTGGTAAAATCGTAACGCAGGCAACGATTGCGGTAGATAGGCCCAAATCCAAGGAAGCCGACAAGGCGATCGCCGACTTTATACAGGTTACTGCCTGGGAAAAACGCGGCGAATTTTTTGGAAATCTGAGTTGCAAAGGAACATTGGTTTTCGTCAAGGCGAGGGTACAGCCGAGACAATATGATGACAAGGATGGAACCAAAAAATACACAACTGACTTTGTTGTGCAAGACTTTAAAATCTTGGCCGGCGGAGTCCCGAGGGGGCATGCGCCAAGCAGTGACCCGGCAGACCCGAGTCAGTTCGGGCATGATGTGGCGCCGGACGACGATACAATCCCGTTTTAACCAGGAGGGAGTGACATGAAAACGTGCAGAACGTGCGGAGCCGAAAAACCCATAACAGACTATTATGTCCACCGACAGATGGGCGACGGACACTTATTGGTTCGGTTTAAGTAATTTACATATTGCGGGGCGGCGCGGCTGCCCCGCAAAGGAGGCGAGAACATGGAAGCGTGGTATGCATTATATTTGGCGATTGTGGCAAACGTGTATTTATCGCCGGACGATGCTCATAACAGTTTGTTGTCCGGGAGGATTGTTAAGCACGGCAAAAAGAATCCGGAACCAATCGTATAGGGAAGGTTGATTACATGATTTACAGACACGAAGGACGCGGGATTATTGAGTCCACAAAATCAAAAACCAGTATTAACGCAGCCGGTTCGATCATTGACGACATTGTTCGGAAAAAGCGCGAAACAGAACGAGCGATTGCCGCAGCGGAGCGGCAGAAAAAATGGCGGGAGATGAACAAATGCAACTGAACGAATATCAACAGCTATCCAAACGAACACTGAACGCAGAGCTTATTTTAGAGGATCAGCTTGTTAATTATAGCCTGGGTGTGGCTGGCGAGGCCGGAGAAGTAGCCGACATTGTGAAAAAGGCCGTATATCACGGTCACTTGCTTGACAAGGACGAGATTGTCAAAGAGCTTGGCGACGTGTTGTTTTATGTCGCAGCCATAGCGTCAACGCTGCATATTTCCCTGGACGAGATTGCGGAAAAGAACGTAGAAAAACTGCTGAAGCGCTACCCTAACGGGTTTAGCCAGAAAGCAAGCCTGGAGCGTGTTGAATGATGATGGTTGAAGCTAAGTGCTGTAAGTGCGGTTCAATAATAAAGATGATGCCGCCTGATGGTATTTTTCGACCTGCAACGACTTGTTCACAATGTAACACAAAACAGTTTTTAGAGAGACTTCCTGGCATGGAGTTTTTTGCAACGATTCCTTTGCGTGACGAATTTATTGCCAACCCATTCATGACTAACTGCAAAGGATGCGGACAGGTAAATATTATTGATCGTCCGCATTGCGGAATGGTGGTATCTGTCTTTGACTGCCTTTCCTGCGGAACCACCAATACCGCTGTAGAAAACAAAAAAGGCGAGATTGAGGTTCATCTTACGTTCGGAATAAAGAAAGCCAAGATAGAGGCTCCGACTTTTGCCGAGATCGGCGCTCAAATTGGCAAACTGGTTGAGGAAAAGCAAAAACAGTACGGAAGTGCCGTTTCTTCTGCTGGCCCTATATTGAAAGAACTGTACCCGGACGGGATTAAACCGGAACAGTATAACGATCTTGCATTGATCGTCCGCATGTTGGATAAAATCAGCCGGATCACAAAAGGCAACGGCGAAGGCGGCGAGGATGCCTGGGGCGATATCATCGGTTACGGAATTTTAGGCAAGGCAAATGTTCAGAATCGATGATCCTCGATTCATCCCGAAACACATGCTGGATAAATGGCCCCAGCTTCGCGAATTAGCCGGGGTAAAACAAGGGGCCGGTACAAACACACCAGCCAAGTATAGAAACAAGAAAACAGAGGCAAATGGAATCGTATTTGATAGCAAAAAAGAGGCTGACAGATACCACGAATTACTGTTTCTGCAAAAAGCCGGGATTGTCACTAAGATCGAACTGCAGCCGAGGTTTCTTTTACAGGCTGCGTATATGGACGGGGCGAGGCTGGTCAGAAAAATGGAATACGTCGCCGATTTTCGCGTGACGTATTCCGATGGGCGGGTGGAGGTTGAGGACGTGAAAACTTCGGCCACAAAAACAAAATCATACCTGATAAAGAGGAAATTATTTCGCAAGCTATATCCGGACATCGTTTTCAGGGAAGTGGAATAGGGGTGATTCAGTGTTTGAAATGAACGAGGTTCAGCGATGGTTTCTTGACGCATGGATTTTATCGCAAAGCATGAACTTTAATCTCACGCTACTACCAGAAACAGTTATTGGTCCATATCGTGTTGATTTCTTTATTGAAATTCTTGGCCATAAATATGCCGTTGAAATTGACGGTCATGAGTTTCATAAAACAAAAGAACAACGAGCCAGCGACTATAAGCGCGAAAGATATTTGCAAAAACAAGGGATCATTGTTGTTAGATTTACAGGAACAGAAGCATTCCAAGAACCGTATGTATGCGTCGATGAATTGGCTGAAATTATCATAGCAAATACCCATGATAAAAAATCAACCACAATAAAGTAATTCACAGGGACGGTTTTGTTACATGAACGGCTGGGTGAAACTGCATCGATGCACATTAGATAAAGCGGTATGGCAGAATCATAATCTTTGGCGCGTGTTCTGTTGGTGTTTGATGAAAGCGACCCACAAGGAAATCGAGCAGATTGTCGGCATGACAAAGGTGATTTTGCAACCAGGTCAATTCGTATATGGTAGGCACGTTGCGAGTGCTGAATGTGGCTTGAGCCCAAGCACAGTGCGTAATTGCATGGATTGGTTAAAAAACAACCGAACATTGGACATCAAATCGGACAACAAAAAAAGCATCGTAACTATTGTTAATTGGGCGTTGTATCAATCGCAAGATGAAGAAAAGGACAGCAAACAGGACAACAACAGGACAACAACAGGACAACAACAGGACACAAACAAGAATATAAATAACATTAAGAAAGATAAGAATAATATATCCCCCGGTTTTGAGAAGTTTTATGAAGAGTTTCCGAGACACGAAGGACGGGCCGACGCTGAACGTGCCTGGAAAAAAATTAAGGAGTCGGAAGTCGGGGCTGTCATGGACGGGGTTGCTAGATACAAAATAAAAATGGCCGGAACGGAAAAGCGGTTTATTAAAACCCCTGCTGCGTGGCTAAACGGCAGACGATGGGAGGATGAGCATGGTGGAAGCGTCAAGGCTGGAAATGATAAAAAGCCTGTGGGTCCAGAAGGGTTCTGGATATGAGTGCAAGTTTTGCGGCAACGAAATAGCTCCGCGCATTTTACGGCTTGGCGATAAAGAAATAAATTGCGGGTTTCAAACATGCGAGTGCGAACAAGGACTGGCCGCATTGAAAGCAATCGAGGCGGAAATTACAAAAAACAATGAAATGAAAGAGGCTAAAGAAAAGCAGGCGCGGATCAATCGAATTTTTGCTGACTCATGTATGGGCGATCGTTTTAAGCAACGTACCTTTGAAAATTTCAAGTTATCCAGTGAAGAACGACAAAAGGGATATTACGCCGCGATGCGATTTACTGAAAGTTTTCGGGAGAATAATCACACGCGCGGGTTGTTTCTTTATGGATCGGTAGGTACGGGAAAAACTCACCTGGCCGCAGCGGTTGCAAACAGTCTAATGGCTGACGCAATACCGGTTTTGTTTGGCACAGCGGTATCGTTATTGACCAGAATTAAAGCCGGCTGGCAAGACGATTCAGATTCGAAAGTTGTGGATGCTCTCTGCCGCGTGCCGCTGCTTATCATTGATGATCTTGGCAAGGAATTTGTAAAGCGGTCGGACGGTTGGAGCTGGGCGCAGGAGCAGATTTATCAGGTAATTAATCGGAGGTACGAAGATTATTTACCGGTTGTAATTACAACAAACCTTGATTTAACAGAGTTGTCGCGACGGCTGGACGCATCAATTGTTTCGCGAATTGTTGAAATGTGTCAGGGCGTTCAGTTTGACGGAGACGATTATAGGATGATGGCGCGATGATTGCAAAAAACAAGCCGGTCCGACTTAAAGGCGAAAAGCTCGCAAAACTAAACGCTGACATTCATGAACGCGATAATGATTGCTGCGTCCTGTGCGGCAGGTGGGTTGATCCTGGGGAAAAATTTCATCACGAACCGTGTGGACCGGACAAACAGGACCGTGTTGAGTGCGGAGTTGTGTTGTGTGAAAAATGCCATTATGAAAGACATTTTGGTAAAAATTCCATTGCAGTAAAGAAATTCATCGAAGAGTATTTGAAAAATTATTATGGGGGTGACGGTATTGCCTAAAAATATTGATCTAGTTGGTAATGTTTATGGGCGATTAACCGTCGTTGAATTTTCACATAAAAATGCGCGGCGACAATATTACTGGCTCTGCCGCTGTGAGTGTGGAAAAGAAAAAGTTATTCTTGGAAATAATTTAAAAAACGGAAACACAAAGTCGTGCGGCTGTTTACTTTCTGCGTGGACTAAAAGACTAGGCGGTGAGCTTCATAAAATAAAACACGGAATGTGCGGAACAAGGACATATAATATTTGGCATTTAATGATTCAGCGGTGCTGTAACCAAAAAGCAACACACTATGAATATTACGGTGGGCGCGGGATTGTTTGTTGTGAAGAATGGAAAACTTTTGCCAACTTCTTTCGCGACATGGGAGAATGCCCGAAAGGACTCACCCTTGACAGAATTGATAATAATCAGGGGTACAGCAAGGGGAATTGCAGGTGGGCCACGCGAACGGACCAACAAAACAACATGAGAAACAATAGGCTGCTAATGCAAAACGGAATTGCAAAAACAGCGTCACAGTGGGCAAAAGAAAAAGGGATAAACAGAAGTACGTTGCAAAAAAGAATTGACAATGGGCTGCCAGATGAAGCGTGCCTGTCTGTAGCCGAAAACACACAGAAAGGAATGGGTTGCCAATGAAAAAATTACTCATTGCATTTGCGATTTTCTTAACCGTATTGGCCATTGCTGGCATTGATGCCGCATTTACCGCAAGATCCCTACTGTATAGCTACAGAGCGGAAAACGCATATTTCCGGTTGCAGATTGAAGCACAGCAAAGGGATATCAACTATCTGACTGATCAATATTTCGAGCTGCGTGAATTGGTGAGGCGTAGGCCGTGATTCGTATAATTTGCGGAAATGCGATCGAAGCGATAAGTGAGATCGAGAGCGAAAGCGTAAACTGCTGCGTGACTTCGCCGCCCTATTTTGGACTTCGTGATTATGGGATAGATGGTCAAATCGGGCTGGAAGAAACGATTGATGAATTTATCACAAAGATGGTTGAAGTATTTCGGGAAGTCCGGCGGGTATTGAGGGACGATGGGACTCTTTGGATCAACTTAGGTGATAGCTATTCTGCCGGAGGTAATCAAGGACACCAGTCCGGGGGAGAAATATTTCACGGGCATAACGGAAATCGCGGAATTACTGGGTTCAAACGTACTCCCGGCTTTCAGCCAAAAAACCTGCTTGGCATACCGTGGCGCGTGGCGTTTGCCTTGCAAGCCGATGGCTGGTATTTGCGGCAAGACATTATCTGGCACAAACCAAACCCGATGCCAGAGTCAATCAAAGATCGGTGTACTAAGGCGCACGAATACATTTTTCTGCTGTCAAAGTCGGCGAGATACTACTACGATGCCGAGGCGATCAAAGAGGATTGCGTTCAGAATGAAATGGCCAACGGGTTTAGGGGTGGATCATATTGCCATGATGAAACGGCTGATAATGAAACAGGCGGGAAAAGAAAAACACCAGGGAATCAAAAAATACCTGCCGGGTGGGATATGGAAAAGCGTGCGCACGGGTCTTTTCATAAAGACGGACGCGGCAAAACGCGGTACGGCGGGAAAAAATATACCGAAAATACCGTAGCCTTCAATAGGACAAAATCAGGAAACCTTTACGAACCCAAAGCACTACGCAACAAACGTAGCGTATGGACAGTAGCAACCAAGCCGTACAAAGAAGCGCACTTCGCAACATACCCGCCAGCGCTAATCACTCCCTGCATCTTGGCTGGCTGTCCGGAAGGTGGTACTGTACTGGACCCGTTTGTAGGATCGGGAACGACGCTGGAAGTGGCTGCACGGTATGGGCGAAGCGGAATCGGGATAGAGATAAACCCTGAATATATAAAGCTAATCGAAAAACGCTGTCACCCGTGGATTTACGGACAAGATTTATTTGAGGGGTGTGAATAATGGCTGATATGACGGTAAAAGAAGCAATATCGACAGTATCCCATGTGCTTGACTTGTCAACAGAACAGCGCAGACAAATCGCAGATCTGCTTGAACAGCAACAGGCGGAAATCGAAAACAAAGACGCAATGCTTCTGATTGCCGCCGAAGGCGTTGCTAAATTTGCCGACTTTTGCCCGAGCGATCTTGATTATGATTGTGATAAATGGGCGGAGTGCGACGACAGTAACGAGCAAAAGGCATCGTGCTGGCTTGGATGGTTTGATTATTTGGCAACAATAAAGCGAGCGGAGGCGCAACATGACTGAACAAGATAAAGCCTTACTGGAACTGGCAAAGAAAGCAACACCGGGACCGTGGGGGAAAATGGGCTGGTCAGTTTATGATTCGGTTGCAAATATAATACACGTCGGAAGTCATTGGGGTAATAAGTTTGCAACACAACAAATTGACGATAACGCCGCTTTTATCGCCGCGATAGACCCGGGTACGGTAGTTGAACTACTGGAACGCAAAGAAGAGTTCACGGAAAGAATCACAGCCAGCTTACTACTTGCTGTGCAATATGGCGGGATCGACGGAGCTCATCACAAAACATGGGTTATTGATCAGATGGTCCGGATATTGACGGGTGATCAATACGAAAAATTTGTTGCAGAGGCATGCGATGGGAAAAACGGACCGCACACATACAAATGGGATTGCGGTATTGCACCATGAAAACAGAGCTGACAAAAGATATTGAGAAAGCAGTTTACGATGCTGTCGGCGCGCACTTGCTGGGTGTATATGGTTGTTATGAAGTATCGTTCGGCGCCGGCTACGGTGATCAATACTGCGATTTTGTCACAATGGCGTCCGACAATGTTTTCCGGTGCTATGAAATAAAGATCACCGCCAGCGACTTTCGGAGCAAAAGCAAGCTGTCATTCGCCGGTGACTATAACTATTTCGTGATGCCGGCCGAGCTGTACGAAGCTGTACGAACTGAGATCCCTTTTGGAATAGGAGTGTACTTATACAAAAAAGGGAAATGCAAACTGGAGAAAAAGGCCAACAAGAAAAACATCACGATTGGTCAGAGAGTTGATTTGATGCACGGGATGATTCGATCGTTGAGCCGGTACACAACAAAAATCGTGAGGGGGCAGCAATGATGAAAACAGGCGCTGAATTAATTGCTGATGAACGTCGGCGACAGATCGAGGAAGAGGGCTGGACAGTAGAACATGACAGTCAACATGAATATGGCACGCTTGCCGTTATTGCCGCCAGTTTAGCCTGTGACGGTACGGATGCCGAAGTACATGACCCGTTTGAGCGAGGCAACCCGTGTGCTGAAAATGACGGGGATTGCTGGGGGCTGATTAAAAAGCATGGTCATAAAAGCGGGAATAACAGGATTAAATGTCTTACGATTGCTGGGGCGTTAATTGCGGCTGAAATTGATCGGCTGCAAGCAAAGGAGGGCGCAAAGTGATGTGTGAGCATAAGTACATCTGGGTAAAACTTAACGCGCTTGAAACATCGATTTGCAGTCTGTGCTGGAAAACGCAACGGGAAATCGACCTCGAACAACAACTCGCCGCCGCCAATGCAAGGGTGGCTGAACTGCACGACGATGAAGCGATGGAAAAGGCATATCAAGACGGATTCAATAATGGGAAAGCTGCAGCGAACAAGCGGCTGGACGAACTGGAAGAACAGATTGGCTTTTATAAAAGACAACTGACTGACGCCAACCATCGAATAGCAGTAATGCACAAAAACAATGAAGCAACAGTAAAACGGGTTGTTGCCGAAGTCGACGCTTTGAACCAACGCGCAGAGCAGGCAGAAGCACAATGCGCGGCAATGCGAAATTGTGCTAACTGCAATAAGTGGTGCATGAAGCAACCGAACAAGTCCGAATTTGATACGCTGAACCGTATGGATGATTGCAAATTAAGTGGATTGTCAAAATGGGAGCCGTTAAAAAAGTTGGAAGCCTGCACCGCACTGCTTGACAAAAACCGCAGGATGCGGGAACAAATAAGCACCTACGAGCAAGCAATCACCGACGTTTGTAAAGTGATCAATAAAGTCAAATGTGATATCAACTACCCGCGCCGCAAGGAACTGTGCCTGGAACTGAACAAACTGTGTCGGCTACTACGCGAATCTCACAAAAAGGAGGAAACAACATGTTAGACGTAACTGCAGCAACAAAGATCCTTGAAAAGAAATTCAACAACAAAAGAAACCTGCACCGGATCACCACTGACCAGGCGAAAGAACTCAACGCGCTAATCGCTGAACAGGACAAAAAAATTCAATTCATGCGACATGTGATGATTACTATCGCCAATAAATGGTATATCAAAACATTCTTCCCGGGCATTGCAACACAGCTTCGTGTGATATATAAAAATATTCCTTTCGTACATGCGTCAATACATGATTGGAGGAAAGAGCTGTGAGAGCAATACTTCATCGACCCAAAGACGGACCGGAAGAGAGATTCCTTGCAGAATCCGACGTGAACGATCTTTTACGGCAAGCCAAAACATCAATTATGGTCAGTGCGGAATATGCAAAGGCAACTGTCGAACTGGCCACCGCATGGGAGGCGTATAAAAAGGACCAGCAGAACATCACCTTGCTTGTTAAGCTGTCGGCCAGTGTCCAGCGGCTATCACAAATCACATTAATGGCAGCGCAGCTTGGGTAATTTCAGCGATAGGATAGCAGAACAGGATGAATTGGCCGCGTTTTGGCTGTTATCCTATCCCGAAAAAAAACAGATATATGAAACCAGCCGGGAAGAACTGCTACACGCAGCGCCGAAACCGACGGACGAAGGAAAGACGACGCATATATCGCGGGTGACTGAAAATAAAGCATTAAGGTTGTCGTCGACGTGGCACGATCAAGCCTGGTGCGAAACGATTGAAAATTGTCTAGCGGATTGGAAGGTCAATCGCCCGCAATGGTATAGACTAATTCACATTCGTTGGGAGCTGGGGCGACAGAAGCGGCCAAGAACGCGCGGCGGAAACCCGGGTTGGATTGACGCAGCGATCGATATGTACGCTGAACAGACAGGAAATGAGCCGTACCGAAACACAGTGTCTGGTTGGTGGAGGGCTATGGTGATCCAAGTAGCGAGATATGCAGCAGAAAGGGGGTGTTTTAGAAGGTGAGCATCGGGCTATTGGAAATTCTGTCGCTGATCGAGGCCCGCATGCGGGACAAATCGGAACCGTTCGCCTACGAAGTTCTATATTCCCGGTACCCGCCGAAAAAGGTAGATAGGAAGTTTGAAAGCATTTGCCGCAAAGGTTATATCGAGTTCGGTGTTTCAGTGAGGACCGGATGGCTGACAGGCAAGGGAATGGCCAAACTGTACGAACTGCGGGCGATAAGCGGCTATCAGAAAAGGAGGCTGGCCGATGGGCAAGTTTATTATGCTGCAAATGACTTTGCAGCAGGCGTATATTTTCAAACACGCCCTGCGCGACAAACCACACAGGGATGAAGCGGAGGAAAGGCTGCTGGCAAGATTGACAGCGCGGATCGAAGAGCGAAAAGAAGAGCTCGGAATCGGAAGGAGTGGCAATAATGCAATGGGATGAGCTGTCACCCGAAGAACATAATTCACTCGTTGCGGTAACACTGGACCTTGAAGGGAAAGACGGATCAATAAACTATTGTACCGACATTGCGGCGGCGTGGAGAGTTATAGAGAAAATGAAACAGTGCAAATTCAGCATGCGGCGGGTTTTCTGTGATAATCTATCGCGGATTGTGTCGATGCGGCACGGCTTGGAATTTGTGGTAGCATGGCCGGACGTTATGTTTATCATACTGCCAGAGGATATCTGCATCGCTGCCCTTGTTGCGCGTGGGTATTATGACGTAAAAGAATTTGAAAAGGTGGGTTGTTAATGGAGCCGGTAGGAAAAGAAGAACCGATCAAATCATTCGCGGTGGTAGAGTGCAAACCTAGTTTATGGCGGCGAATTGGATGGAAGCTCAGTGAGGCAAAGTGGTATCTGTATAGGAAATATCTTGCGCTGCTCATGTTCCTGCTGCGCAAGGCTGTCGGGGAGTCAAATATGATATTCCACGCAAGGGACGAGATGAAACGGGCCGGGCTGTTCGACAAAGATAGTGACTATTCCGGCATGCTCGCCGATTCGGTCATGAATATGATGTATGTATTCGCGATGGAAGGTCACAGCGGCGCTTCGGCGCATTCCGCAATAAACCTGTTTAGCAAGCTGGCCAAGTTTGAAACCCTGACGCCGATCACCAGCGACCCTAGCGAGTGGAACGACGTTTCCGTCTCGTATGGCGGCGAACCGCAATGGCAGAACAGGCGCAACTCGAAATGCTTTTCCCGTGATGGCGGCAAGACCTGGTATAACTACGAGGATTGCCTGAATATATACAAACACCCGGACGGAGCGACATTCTCTTGTGGCTCACTACTCACCGAAGAGGAAGCGGAAGGCGCAATACTCATTCGGGCCGCGAAATGCGATACCTGCATGGTTAAAGAAAAATGTGAAAGGAAGGGAAAAAACAATGGGTAACGGTCAAGTGAAAACGTACGGGGCTGAAATGATGGGAGCGTGCGCTCCTCCAGAAAGCTATCGCCACGTCGGACAGGCGGTTGCATCGGAATCTATGTCTGTTTCCAATCAGATCGATCGTCTTTGGTGTGCCGCAAATGCGCTGCAAAGCGAGGCGGATATGATCAGGGAGAAAACAAACGGACCAATTCCGGTCGATGCGAATACGGCAATAAAAGTAACACCGACAGTGCTAGGTAGTTTGTGCGGCCTGGCCGAAAGCCTCGAAAATACCGTCATGCAACTTCGCGCGTCGCGAGCGGTATTGGAACGGCAGTTTGGCAACATGCAAATCGAATAAACAATAGTATAGGAGGGTAATCACAATGAACAAAGAGCAAATCGAAAACATTTTCACCTATCATGCGCCGACGCCTGAACAACAGGTTAAATACAAGGCGATCCGCGCAGAGGCACAGGTACTTGCGCATCTCATCAATGACAGCTGCCCTGAGTCCAGGGAAAAATCCCTCGCAATTACCAAGCTGCAAGAGCTGGTCATGTGGGCCAATGCGTCAATCGCAATTAACGAGTAGGAGGTAAATTATGAAGTACCAAAAGAAACCGATCATTGTTGAAGCCTATGCGGTGGATGAACTGCTGCGGCTAAACCAAGACGACTACGACGCGCTGCCGGAGCGCGTGCGCCAGGGATACGAAAATAGCGAGATCATGTTCAAGCACAACGGCATCGACGTGGAAACGAAAACCGGCTGGTTTCATGCCGATAAAGGGGATTATATTATCGTTGGGATTGACAGCGAAATGTATCCTTGCAAGGCCGACACCTTTGCTGCGACATACGAGGCAGCGGAATGAGCGAATATGTTTCGCGAGTCGCTATCATGGTAGGGTTGCCGTGTAGCGGGAAAAGCACACTGGCAAAGCAGCTCACGGTAAGCCCGCTCCATACCGTCGTTGTCTGCCCCGACACAATCAGGCTGGCGCTGCACGGCCAGCAGTTTATCCCAGAGGCAGAGCCGATGGTTTGGGCAATCGCACAGGTCATGGTGAATACGCTGCTGGAGCAGGGATATGCGGTTATCATCGACGCGACCAATACTACCAGGGAACGTCGGAGAATGTGGACGCAGCTGTCGCGCAAATGGGGTCCGGTAACGATTCATTGGGTGCGAGCTTCGGTAGACGAGTGCAAACGGAGAAACGCTGAATTGCGTCGGCTAAACCCTGCAATTATCGACAGGATGATGGCACAATTTGAAACGCCGTCCGACACAGAAGGGATCATAATCGAACACTATGCGCAATAAATAGCAAAAAGCCCCCGGACGTTAATCCGAGGGCTTTTTCATTGGTACAAACATAAGCGGAAGAAATTAGAAGGGCCTTAAAACCGATTCTAGGAGGTCACTTTTCTTCGGTTTCTAGCGTTTCAATGTTGATTATGGTCCAAGTTTCTTTACCGCTGCGAATTTTGATTGTTCCGGGCGGTAGTGATGGATCGACAATAATATTGAGCGGGTTATATGGATTATCCAAGTTGGATCACTCCTTTTTAGCGTTGCCCCGCTGCGCTTCTTCGCGAATCAGCCGCATGACAACGGCTGTTGCATTTTCTCCGGTTTTGGCCATAATTTCCTGCAGCATTTTATCAACGTCAGCAGGGTAATTCATAGTTCGAGGCACTTTTGCAGTTCCCACAATATCACGCTCCTAATTTGTACACGTTTGCCGGGCTATCCCAATCACAGGCACCGGATTCATCTTCAATGTCTGCATAGTTATCGCCAATCTCTTTTAGCCGATCTTCCATTTTGGCAACTTCTTCGTCAGTAAAATACCGACGATCTTTCAGTTTCATTTCAATGGCAGCAACTTCGTTTCCGTTATCCCATGCAACAGTAGTATCCCAAACAACCTTATATTGTTCGCCGTTTTCGTCAACAGCGTCGGCATAGTATCGGACCTCGCCGTCAGTGCCGTAATTTTCGCAGTACGCTTGTTGTGCCAGGTAATATGTTTTCCCTTCATATTCGACGGTCATGCTGACAATGGCGGTCATTGTTTTCCCTGTTTCGCCTAAAAAGTTTTCAATTACATCTTCTTGCTCGACAGATAGTGCGTCCGGCAGCCGATAAGTATTGATTGACAGTTCGCCGTTTTTTAGATTCATAAACATTTGCAACACTCCTTTTTTATTTTATGTATGTATTCATCGCTAAACTAGGTTTTCCTGCTACCGACAGGCCAGAAGAAAGCAAAAGGTAGCAACGAACGTTAAACAAAGTTCCCAATCTTGGGCGTCAGAGTCTTTGCGCAGCAGCTTTCTGGTCATGATTCTTCCTCCGTATCTTCGATATCGTCAGCGGTGATTTCTTCGTCCAGGTAAACAGCAACGCCGGATATGGTGATGGTCTGGCCGCAAATTGAATCATCTTCAATGATCATGTTTTCGACAGTGTTGATCTCGGTCATTTCGTCACGGAACAGGTTTGCTTTGGTAATCGCTTCGGCTTCGCTGCTGGCTGCGATGGTAAAACCGACGTTGGCTTTTACCACGATTCTATAGTTGTTCATATCAATCCCTCCCCAGATAGATGCGAGTGTCGATGTGTTTGAACTGTGCAACGCCTTCAACATGGCCCATGTACATATAGTTTCCGGCGTAGTTTGCAGCGTCCCTGTCGGCAGAGAGCCGGCCTTCTTCGATTGCTTTGTCAAATGATTCGTCAGGGTTTTGAAAATCGATGTTTGCAAAGATGCTTTTTTCTTCCATGTTACAACACGCCCCTTTCTTTTAAACTAGCATACCGCCCAGGACAGACGATGATATGATCCAGTATAGGGATATCAATCAAGGATCCGGCTTCAACCAATCTTTTTGTCAAATCTACATCTTCGGGGCTGGGCGTCGGGTCGCCGCTGGGATGGTTATGGACCAAGATAATGGATGCAGCGTTTGATAAAATCGCCGCCCTGAATACTTCACGCGGATGGATAATTGCTGCACCAAGAGAGCCGATACTGACTTCGTGAATTGCATTGACGCGGTTTTTGATGTTTAGCAGCAGCGCGTAACTGTGTTCTTCAGCCAGCAGTTCGACGACAGGGTACATGATCGCGGCTACGTCGTCCGGCGACAGAATCACCGGGCGCTGTTCAATTTTGATATTGCCGTCTTTGACGAGCTGGACTTTAACTTTTGGCAGATTATACATAACAACACCCCTTTTAGATTTTTTGGGTACGCGCCTCCCGGCGCCGCACAGGGCCTAAACCCACCCTGCCTATGAAGCTACTTGCTTTCGTGACAGCCAATAATCTCGTTCCGTACGGCACTGGCTGAGAGTAGGGCGAACGCAGGAGAAGAGCTGCCCGTCGTGATCGCGGTAGTCGTACATGACGTAAGGTTTTTTGTTCAGGTGACTTTTGAAGGTTTCATATTGCTCTTGTCCCGGTGAGATCGTGGTTGAGATTCCTTTTTCCGTCATTGCCATTTCAAACACCCTCCTTAATTCTGTCTGCGAAGATGGTGAAGAGCCCGCTCGGGAATGTGCTGTTATTGTCTGCCTGCCGCTCTTCCTTTGATCGTCCTTTCAGGTGTTGATAAGCTGATATTTCCCATGCACCGTGGAAAGCAGTTTCGACGCGAAAGCGGGCTGTCTTGATAATTTGGTTTCGACTGTAATAAGTGACGGCTGCGCTGGTTACTACCGGGCGGGTGAGTCCTTTGTATGGAATCTTGGCGCTGACGATTTGCAGTACCCTTTCGATGCAGGGGCGAGTCTTGCTTTTGGGGTTGGCGTATCTGACGAGATCGCTGGTTTGCTGTTTGCGCTCCTTAATGAGTTGCAGGATTTCTTTGTTTGCCATTTCAATCATTCCTTTCAAATGTTGTTTAGCGCACAGAACACGAACATGTCATAAAGTTCCTTTTTTGTTGTTCTGGGGCAATCGGTGCTGACGGTAATCGAGCAGTTATTAGCGAAATTGCTGTACTCAATAACGAAATTCATATATGTGGCATTTGTAAAAGTTTGCTTGATCTTTTTGGCAGCGTTTTCCGAGTAGAACCCAGGTAGGACCACTGACACTATTTTCTTTTGAATCATTTCAATCTCTCCCTTCGTTTCGTCCCATTGCAGGGACTTATCAAACCGTGTCCGGTGACGAATGTCCGGTTCTGCCTGGCTGCGCTGGTTCGGGTCGTGGCCAATGGGGTTCAGAGGTTCCCATCCGCTCGCCTAGCCTGTCAGCTGGTTCAGTTCCGGTTCAGTTGTCAAGGAGCCCCTTTGAATTAATTAAAGTGTACATTAGTACATACATACATGTCAATAGGGCATAGAAGGTAATTTTTAACAGTGGCGAAAGTACGGGCTTAAATGATGATTTGCCACCAGGGAGAGACAGAAAAGACCGGTTTGTTTGGCAAATAATTTCGGATGGGCGAGCCGAAGGCCGAGCAAAGCGAGATAACAAAAAGACTTCCGTTCATCATCCCTGTGTTGATAAGCACTACTGTATTGAATATAATGAGATCAATTAAAGTTGTCGCACGAGAAGGCTGGACGAAAACGTCTGGCCTTTTTGCTTGCGTTGGAGGGTAAATAATGGCAGTCCATATTACCTGCGAAAACAAAGATTGTGTCTGGCGATTCTCAAACGGCCATTGCACGCGAAAGAATCTCAAAGTTGACGAGAACGGAACCTGTCAAGGACAGGAAGGCGTCAACAAATTAATGACGCAGTACCCTGGTAGCAACAATCCCGGCGTAATTCATGGCAGCCACGGATACACGCAGGGGCGCGGGAAGGTGTTCAAATGATCAAGATCGGCGGGAGGGTCTTACCGTGACGAATGAAGAAAGGCAGTCTGTTGACGTTGCGGCGATGCAGCGGGAACTGCTCGAAATGGCAGAAGCGTTGCGCGGGCTGGGTGAGAAGTCGACGGGGTTGTTGAAGCAGAAGGCGGACGTTGACGGAAAGCTGGCTGTCGTGAAAGCGCAGACGGCTTACATTAAGATTCAGATGAGCGCGGTTCAGTCGGCGCTGAAAAGTGCATCTGTCTTTTAGACAGCTGGACACAAATTAGACGGGGAGCTGGGCAGTATGGCAAAGGTAACTGAGCAAATCGCAAGTATTATCATGGGTCTGTCGGCCACACACTCAATTAGACAGATTCAGACAATATTAGACAGTCAAGGAATCAAATTGAGCAGCGCGACAATCGGCAATCTTGTTAAATCGAATCGCGACGAACGCGCCGGCATGACAAAGGAAGTCGTGACTGAACACATTAAAAAGACAGTCACAACTGACCTTGAAATACTGGAAGATATGCGCAACCAGCTCAATGACTTACGCAATAGCCCCGATTTGAAGGTTGGGCAAAAGCTAATGTGCATCGACCGGCTGAACAAAGTCATTGATACCAGGCTGAAATTTTCAGGGGCCGGTGATCCAGACAAAGATGATGATCTTGGCGGACTAACAGATGAGGAATTAGAAGCCGAGCTTCGTGAGCTTGGTGGATAGGAGAGATAAAGAGCGCAAGCTGAAACTGCTGCGGGAAAAGAAACGCCGCGAGGATATGAAACGGTGGGCTACTGACCCGTGGGAGTTTATCAAGGAGTGCTGCTGGACAATCGACGAAGCCGACGGCGGCAAGATTAAACAGTTTCCTGATAAGGAATATTTGCATCACGTCTGCATAGTATGGATGCGGGAAAACCTGCTGGCCATTCCCAAAAGCAGGCGTATGCTGCTGACCTGGATTCTGCTGGCCTTGCATTTATGGGCCGCGCTGTTTCGTCCAAGATCGGCAATTTTCATTCAAAGCAAAAAAGAAGGCGACTCTGCGTACCTGATTGGTCCAGAGCGCCTTTTGTTTATGTATCGTCGTTTACCGGATGGGTACGCGTGGCCAAAGATAAAGTCGATCAAGGGAGCACCGCCGCTTATCCGGTTCAGCAACGGCAGCCAGATATTCGGCATCGGACAGGGACCGGATCAAATGCGCCAGTATACTGCGTCCTATGTCATGCTGGACGAGGTCGCGTTCTGGGAATGGGGACGTCAAACATGGGGAGCACTCAAACCGACAATGCAGGGCGGCGGCAAGATCACTGCCGTTAGTTCGGCTAACGCCGGATTCTTTCAAGAGCTTGTCACTGGCAAGTTATAAATGGAAGGGCTTGATGATCGTCAAGTCCATTCCTATAACAAGGAGGCATGATCATGGCAAAGATAGTTCACATTGGCAAAGGGGCTGGCATACGTCAGCTTATAGCAGAGCTGCAGCGCATGGTTGATAATGATGAACTGGTAACGATGGCAGCTGCAATCAAAATGAAGGACGGCACAGTGGCAACGGCTTACCATGCAGACTTTGGCGAGCGCGGCGAGTTGATCGGTCACATGCAGGCTGACTTTTGCATGCAAATGGTCGCGGACAACTTGGAGGAAGTCTGACATGAAAAAGCTCAAAGCATTTATCAAACGCTATTTATGGCTGCATAAACAGACAAATCCAAAATGGTTCAGTTTTTGCCGACTATTAACGACATACCAATTCTTTTTCTTCGGGAAGATGATACCCATTCCATTATGTGTATGGCGGGATATGTACTACTTCGAAAATAGAATAACCGGGTTTTCGTGGACGTTTAACGAGGCCGGTGAGTGGCGGTATTGTCCGACGATTGGCTGGTTGTTGCATGATTGGCCACAAAAACACTACTTTAGTTTCGGCTGGTACCCCGTTCTAAAGGTGCGGCTATGGAAGGTATAACCGAACACAAAACGCCCCAGGGCGTTCACGTTCTGCGGATTCACTACACAGCGGATACGGAGAAGCGCACGCCGGAGTTTGAAGCGGAGGCTAGGCGCGGCATGAGTGAACAGGACTTTGAACGAGAATACAACATCAATTTCAACGCGCCGCGCGGCAAGCCGTGGTATCCAGAGTTTCAATACAATCTGCACGTCGCGAAAGAGCCGATTAAGCCGATTCCTGGCAGGCCGATTTGTCGTGCGTGGGACTACGGGCTTACGCCGGCAACATCATTCGGCCAAGTCAGCCCGAAAGGGCAGCTGCTCATATTGCACCCTGAAATGCAATCCGAAGGTGTTGGCATAACTGCACACGGTAAAGTCGTTAAGTCTGAAAGCCAAGTTTGGTTTCCGGGCTTTTCTTTTAGCGATGTAGGTGATCCGGCTGGCAATGCACGGACACAAACAGACGAGAAGAGCTGCAATGACATTCTTCGTGCAGAATACGAAATCAACGTAATGGCTGGCGAGGTCACATTAACCAAGCGCGACGAAGCATTGCGCAAACTGCTGATAACACTCACGCCGGACGGTGAACCGATGCTGCTGATTGATCCGCGCTGCGAGCAGTACATTATTGGCGGCTTTCGCGGCGGCTACCAACGCAAGGAAGTGGCAGGAATCTTCACGGAAGAGCCGGCAGATAACATGTTTACTCACATTATGGACACCATTCAATATATGGCTGCTTTCATTTTTGGCGTAACGAACGCCAAACCGTTTGAAAACAGACTACAAGGGGGTATCTCCAATGACATTAGAGGACGTACAGAATCCAGCACAGGATACCGTCGGGGATACCAAACCCGCTGACACGTCGACAAAGGAAGAACAGTTCGAAAAGCTGAAAGGCGTCAACCTGTTAGACGTTCTGGATCAAGCGCAAATCGAGCGCATCGTCGAGCAAGTGAAGCAAGATCGATCGCGCGGCAAGAAATACTATGAAACAGAATTGGAACCGAAGTATATTGCGCGGCAGCAGGCGTTCCGGTCCAGCAAATCAGACCTGAAAAAGCGATTCCCTGACCTTGTTTTCATCCTTGATCTGTCCGATTCGTCCGTGCATGACACGGTGGAGTCGATCATGCCTTCTTTGATGGAGATTTTTCACAGTGCTGAAAAAATTCTCAACCTGCAGGGCGCGACAGAAGAGGACGACGGGCCAGCGGAGACGATGGAGGACGTAATTGACTGGCAGCTTAACCGCAAGAACCAGTTCTGGCTGCAATCGTTCGACTGGTTAAAGGCAATGTTGATTGAAAATTACAGTGTGCTCAAAGTTTGGTGGAAACGCGATGAAACGTACAAGCGGTACGAGGTAGTTTTCAACGATGAAGAACTCGAATCACTGAAAAACGACCCGGCTGTTACCGTTGAAATGGTGAAGCAAACGAACCCACCGGATCCGGAAACAGGGCTTGCCATTTATCACGTCCGGTACCTACTGCGGAAACGTACAGCGAATCATCCGGTAGTAGAAACCGTACCGAATACCGAGCTGTATTATGATCCGGACGCAAAGACGCTGGAAGATGCAAACTACGTCATTCATCACAAGCCTGTCACTATATCTTTCCTGCGTATACAAGAAAAGCAGGGCAAATTCAAAAACGTCACACTAGCCCGTGAAGGCGCCGGCGATATCAAAAAATCGCAGTATGAAATCATGCTCGATAAGGCAAGCGTGAAAGACGAAAGTTATTCGGACAACGACCCTGGACGAAAAGAAGTTGTTTTATATGAGTGCTACGAAAAACTGTCGCTTAGCGACGAGGACGAGGAACTTGTCGACCTGATTGTGACGCTGGCCAATGATACGCCGGTCCGAATCGAAGTCAACACAATGGGCGGGCATCCGTTCATCGACTTGTCTGCCGTGCGCGACCCGCACAAGATGCAGGCGCATCGCGGCATAGCTGACCTGGTTCGTGAGATTCAAGACCTTCGCACGATTCTACTGCTGCAAATGGCTTACAACGTCATTAAGAACAACGATAGGCAGCTGTTCATCGACTATAACAAGGTCAGGGACTCTGCGGAAATCCGCGGAAATCACAAGGTTGTGCAGATCAACGGCGATCCAAATACCGTGTGTAAATGGAGCCCGGAAGAACCATTCAGCCCGGAAGTATTGAAGCTGATGGAATACGCCAGAAACATTCTGGAAAACCGCGTCGGCGTTACTGCCTACAATCAAGGAACCGACAGAGATAGTCTCAACAAGACGGCCACAGGTATTCAAGCGATCATGCAGGCCGCAAATAAACGAATAGCGCTCATTGCCAGAATAGCTGCCGAAACAGGATACAACAAACTGTTTCGGCGTTTGATTTACCTGAATCAAACGTTTTTGGACGAGCAAACGGTTCTGCGTGTAACGAACAAGCAGCGAATTGTCAGGCCGGACGATATCAGCGGCGAGATCGACATTATCGTAAACAGCGGCATCGGCACCGGCACGAAGGCGGCAGAGATTCAATCCCTACAAATGCTTCTTGGTATGTATGAAAAGCTGGTTGATGCAGGCATTGCAAAACGGTCGCATGTAGCTTACGCCGCAGGCAAGCTCATTGAAAACGTGGGCTTTAAAAACGTACACGATTTTATAAAGAGGGTGGAGGACATTGAGGCAGAGGACCAGCAGGCAGCAATTGCTCAGCAAAGAGCAGCAGGAATTGTCGCGGCAGCAGGAGCTGGCGCAATGGGTGAGCCTGGGGCAGCAGGCGGAATTGATCCGCGAATTGCTGAACTCTTGGCTGCAGCAGGAGCAGCAGCAAGTCCTAGACAAGCTCCGCAAGGCGGCATCGAGCGATGATTTGATGGTGATTCGCGGACATCTTTTAGGCATCGATCTATTCGCTGAACACCTTCACGGACTTGTCAATCGAGGCCAGAACGCACTGGCCGAAATACAGTCGTCAATACCGGAAACGGATTGATAGATAGCAGAGCAACCTGAAAAGGACTCTAGCACAAAGGATGGTTAACGATGGACAACGACGACATTTTTGCAGTTGAGGACACATCGACATCTCAACCTGCAGCAGAAACAACTCCCGCGCAGGCCGCACCTGCCAGCACACAACAAACGGAAGCGATTCAAACCGACCTGACTCCAAATGAAGAGCAACAGGGAATTTTGGAACGCATTCGCGATGCGTCGCAGCACAAGTCATTTAAAATTGAAAATGGGCGCGTGGTACTGACAGGAACAGAGGGAGCTCCGAATAATGCGCCTGCACGCACGACGGTTCAAACCGCGCCGGCACAGCAAACCGCACAGCAGGCTACGCAGACACAACCTGACGAGCCGATGGTTGAATTGACTTGGCGGGGGCAAGTGGTTCAAAAACCTTTGTCCGAAGTAAGGAATCTGGCGCAGAAAGGGTTCGATTACGAAGTCAAAAACTCCGAAATGAACCAGCAGCGGCAAACCCTTGCACAACGGGAAGAACAATTGAACCAAATGTTCCAGTCCGTCCAAGCGATTCTACCGCAGCAAACCGCGCAGACTCCCGCAAATAAGGCTGTCGATACGAAATCACTCACGACAGCAGCAATGAACGCGGTCAAGGAAGCATTCGGCAAAGAGGATCCTGATTTTGAATATGATCCGTTATCGCCAGAGCAAGCCACTGTGTATAACATGGCACTCTATGATGGGATACGGGTAAAAAGCGAACAGGACCAGGCCGACGCTGCGGTAAAGCGGCAGGAGCAGGAACGCGAATTGCGTTTATCTGGCTGGGAAGCGCAGCAAAAAGCTGCTGATCCTCTATACGAGGAAACGGCACAGTGGGCGTTTGAATCAGTTGGCAAAGATCACATGGGCCGCGATATCCCCCGGATTCATCAAATCCTAAATGGGGTGCAGCTCAAAGCGTTTGAAAGCGCGGTCGCCAGTGGAGACACGGCGACACTTTCGAGGGTTGCCACATTCTGCAAGGCTAAATACCAACAGCAAAAGCTCGGGATTACCACCAAACCCCAGACTGTAGCTGTACCGGTAGTGCAGCCGCCTGGCACCGGCAGACAAACACCAAGCGAAACGCCGGGACAAAAACCCTGGCCAAAAACAGAACACAATTTGCCACAAGAAGAACGAATCGCCCTATTGAAGCAGCGATTCAATCGCGGCAGGGGCTAGAATTAAGGAGTGAAAAATCATGGCTGACGGATCGTTAAGTTATCAAGTTGTCGGTATGTACGAAGATATTACCGATATCATCACCAACATTTCCCCCGACGACACGCCAATGCTGACCAAGTTCGGCAACAAGACGGCCAAGAGCACTACCGTAACGAGTTTGACTGACTCGCTGCCGGTACCTGACTCCACGCCGATCGTCGAAGGTGCCGACGTAACCACTAACCCGGTAAACGCCCGCGGTAAAGTGGACAACTACGTCCAAATCTTTGACGCCCCGTTCTGGCTGTCTGATACTCAAATCGCCACGCTGAAACACGGCGTTAATGACGAAGTGGCGTATCAAATCGATATTCATTCGCAAAAGCTGGCGCTGTCGATGGAAAAAGCTATCGTGACTCATGACGCGGCTAATATCGGCGCCGACGGTGTTGCACCGAAGATGGGCGGCATTCCGTTCTTCAACACGGTCAACAATACCGTTTCCAGCGTGTTCAGCGAAACCAAGTTCAATGACGCTTGCGCCGCTGCGTGGGAGAAAGGCGGAAAACCGTCTCTTGCATTGCTAGCCATGAAAAACAAGCGTATTGCCAATACGTTCAATGCCGGTGCGAACAAAAACCGCGACCAGGGCGATAAAAAAGTCATCGGTCCGGTCAAGTTCTACGAGTCAGACGCCGGTGTTGTCGAGTGGATGCCGCACCGCCTTATCAGCACGGCTCGCGTCGACATTCTGGATCCGCAATACTTCAAGATGCGGTTCCTGATTCCGGCTCACATGGAGCCGCTGGCCAAAACGGGCCACAAGGACAACTACCTGATTACCGCGCAAACTACGCTGGAATGCCGCTCGAAAGACGCGCAAGCCTGCGTAACCGGCATTTCCTAGTCGTAGCCATTAATATGTAGGAGTGAAGTCCTGTGATTGTTGATAGAAAGATTGAGATAAGCCCCGAAGGAATCATTACCATGACAAATTGGGTAGACCCGTCCGCACTGCTGGCGCAGCTTTATGAAGAGCGGCAAGAAAATGCCAAACTAGGCGGCCTGGACGCCAAAGGGTTTACGCCAGACAGACAGCTTCGCGAAATTGGTGGAGTTACGCCGTCAATCATGGTTGCGCACCCACTACTTCGCGAAGGCATGCAGGCAGGGATGAGTGGCAACACAGAATACGCAAGCCGTTGCTACAAGCTATTCTTTAACACTAATCCGCTTTACAGGACTTCACTCGGTCAAGTCTAACAAAGGAGGGCTCACATCATGTTTCCTGAAAATTATGGCGTTGGGCAGTCTGCGGTTGCTCAAAATTTCACCGGAAAAGGCATTGCGCCGCAACTGTATTTTTTCCCTATCGAGGACTTATCAGCCGACGCTGATATTTCCGCCCGCCTATTGGCTCATATTCCGACAGGATATGAGATGGATGTTCTTGACGCAAAGATCAACCTTCTAAGTGATTATTCTGGCGCTGGAACGGCCCAGGTAGAAACAGCAACCGTCGTAGGCACTGTATCTACCGCCGGAAATGCTTCTGTCGTTGTAACGGCTGCAGGCATGACCGGAACGCCAAAAACAATCCCTGTAGCGGTTGCCTTAAGCGACGACGCTTCTGCTGTTGCTGGTAAAATCAGAGCTGCTTTGGCTGCAGACACAGCGGTAGCGGCAATGTTCACTGTCGGCGGGGCCGCGGCTACTGTCGTTCTGACGCGCAAAATCAAGGCGGCCAACGATGCAACCTTGAATGTTTCCATTGACAATGGAACGTGCGCCGGATTAACCACAGCAGCCACGTCTGCCAACACAACGGCTGGCGTAGCGCAAACATCAACAACGATCGTGCTGAAAAACGGAACCGATACGATCGTATCAAAAGAAATGAACGACACCAATTATCCGGCGGCAGGTTCAGCATTGTCGCTCGGTGCGTTGAGTGAAACGTACAAAAAGATTGCTGCCGGCGGTTCGTTGAAACTAGACGTTACCAATGCGGGGGCAGCCAATCCTCCGTCGATGGTATTGCAACTTCTTGTAAGCCTCGATCAAGCATTTGAGTAAAACGGTCGGCGTGCACCATTAAAGGGGGTGCTGGTTATGCGTAATCGACGTAAGCGGTAGGTAATTTTATAGCTAAAGACACGAAAAAGGGTGGGCCGATTGTGCTCACCCTTTTTTTACAGGAGTGATTAAGTTGGACGGAAAGAACTTGATTGATCGGGCTGCCTTTGTCATATCGCGCACCGACACTGACCGCGAGCAACTTCTTTTTTACATAAATCAAGGCATCAAAACCGAATTACAAGATATCACACTGACGCGGTTTTCTGAAAGCAGGGAAATGGACGCCGCCAACCTTATCGCGATTCCCAGCCTGAAAAATGTTAAGACTGTGATCTGGAACGGAGAAGAAAACAAGCAGACGCTTGAAAAGCTGTACTCGATCATTGAGGCAAATTCACTTTACGATTCATTAACTGCTGTTGGCGTACCGGTTCATTACGTCTGGGAAAACCAATCCCTGCGGATAATCCCAAGTCCGCCTGGTAATACCGACAAGATCACCGTGATCGGTGAGTTTTGGCCGGACGATTTGCAGGATTCAATAGCATCGACAAACCTGTTTTCGACAGAAATCCCGCTTGCACTTGCCTATATTGGCGCAGCAGAATATCTGGACTTCCTGCAAGAAGAACAGCGCGGCCAATACTGGCTGCAAAAAGGCCGGTATATTCTCGGTAAATGGCTTTCCGGAATTGTCGGCCAGAATGTAACTGCTGTTGATATGCTGCGACGCGATCCGCTGGGCAATCTTGGCGTAAACCCGAAAAAACGCACTACGATTGCAGGCACGTTCCGCAATGATTACGGTGTATGGGACGGATGAGCTATGAGAAGAGACAGATTAGAGCTTCGCGGCTGCCACGGCAAGCCTGAAAACATACTCCCCCGCGAGCCGGTAATGGACGTTGACGGCGGTATTCTTTATATTGGTTCGGAAAATGGCGTTGCTGTTGCCATTTCGACAAACGTCAATCTTGACGGCAGGCTTACGCAGCTAGAACAGTCGCTTTTAAAAACTTCTGACGTGTCTGTCGAGGTTGAAGCGTCAAAAATCGTCAAGCGTACTGGTGACGGACGGGTGAAGAGTGATCTGACCGGTACGGCCGACACAGCAAAAGCACTCCTAAACGCCCGTCGTATTCGCCTTACCGGTGCAGCGTCCGGCTCTGCCATGTTCAACGGATCGAAGGATATTGATATTGTTGTGTCGCTGACAGATGCCAATGGGATTGCTCTCGGTAGCGGCGATATGAGAAAGGACGTCTACGATACTGACGGCGACGGTATTGTTGATCGGGCAAAGGTTGCTGACGCTGTTCCCTGGGCCGGCATAACGGACCTGCCGGAAGATGGATTCATGTCCGCTGACGATAAAGAAAAACTTGACGGAATTGAGCCCGGGGCGCAGGTGAATGTGCAGGCTGATTGGAACGCAACCGAAGGTCCGGCCATGATTAAAAACAAACCGGATTTAACACCGTCAGAGCACAATCACGACGCTCTATACGAACCTAAAAACGCCAATATTCAGTCGCATATCGGTTCAACCGAAAATCCTCACGGAACTACGGCTGCGCAAGTCGGAGCCGAGCCCGCCAATACCAATATTCAGGCTCATATCACGACACCCGGAAACCCGCACGGAGTCACAAAGAACGATATCGGACTTGGCAACGTCGACAACACGGCTGATACTGCAAAACCGGTATCAACGGCGCAACAGACCGCAATAAATCAAAAAGAGGACTCGCTCGGCAATCCGGACAGTGATGGAATGCTGCTTTCATCAACCGCAGACGGAGTAAGAATCTGGATATTGCCAACCGAATCTAGCGGCGCTTTAATCGGCACAGAAAACTATATTGTAAGTCCGTTCAAGGTTTTGTCGGGCAGTGGATTACAGGCGCTTATTGACCCGAATCGATGCGTTATTGCCGAAAAAGAAGTATCTAACACAGTGCAAGAGGCAATCGCGCTAAATGCTCGTTCTGCCCAATTGGTATACAAGAAGGAAGATGGCACTTACGACAAGGTAGTCCCCAAGATAACCGCCGCAGATATCGTTGATACGACAACGATTGCTTTTTGGCCTTTTGCAAACTGGGATGGTACTTCCGCGATTCCCAACGGCGCGATTGGCGTAAATGGCAACACTAAGGCCGTCACAAACAACCTGAACATTGGCAGTGGTCTTACGCGGGTCGATGGACATGCCGGGTACGCATGTAAAGGCAATGCGTCTGCCGGGTTGAGTGTAAGTAACCTTACCAACTTCCCGACCGGAGCAAACCAAAGAGAAATTACTGTCCAGTTTACATTCTCCGATTTGAATGTCAGTACAACGACCAGACTGTTCGGTGGCAGTGTATCTGGCGGAACACTTTTCGGGTTGTCGTGGTTGGGTAGTGCGACCAACAAAGCGTTCGCAATGACCGTCAATTCATCCGACTATGACACCAGTTTCATTCCTGAATATGGAAAGAAATATAATGTATCCTTTGTATTCGATGGGTCGAACATTCGACTGCGAATCGATGGGGCAGAAGTTTACTCTCTGTCTGTCTCTTATTCTGCGACATGGAACGCATTCTCAGCGCTGAACTTGGGATGGTGTGCAAGTGGCGTAGGGTCTACATCGGTTATCGATTACATTGAAATTCGCGATACTGTCAGAACCCCGGCGCAACTTGTTGCCCTCATGCAGAAGTCATTGATTCCCCATAAAGGAAAACAGTCCTACAAGACTTCGCCTTTGACTTTGACTGGGAGCAATGCGTCCGCCGATTCGGTAAACTCGACGTACACCGCAAACCTTGCAGTCGATGGGAATACTGGAACCTGCTGGTACGCCAACTCGTCTGCCGCGAAACCGAACTGGTGGAAATATGACTTCGGCGCAGGGAATGAAAAGGCAGTAAAAGCATTTGCAATCGACATGACCGGAATGTACGGCGGCAGCGACTACTATTTAAAAGACTTTGAAATCCAATATTCGGACGATGATTCGACGTTTGTTACCGCAGGAGTCTTCCGGCATAGCAATTCCGCCAACAACGATATCTTTGTTATCCCGCAGGAAGTTGCGCCGCATCGGTACTGGCGACTTTTTATCATAAATTCGTGGTATTCTGGCGGGAATGTGGCGATTGCGGAAATCAAAATGTACGAAAAAGACGATGGTTCTGATTCTGATATTCGAGACTCGCTCCCGAACAAATTGGAGTCAGTCGTCGTTGCGTACATCGAAACTTCTTCTACGGCAATCAAGAAACTGATTCACCCGAACGAACCTTCTGGCGCAATGCCGGATTGGGCATTCGGAATGCGAATCGGCCCGATGGGACTTTTGAATAGAAAGAAGTTTCTTGGGTGGAAATACTTCGCATCAAACCCAACAATTGACTGGTCGAACCCGTTTGCCAGCAACAAGTTATCCGCCCGGTTCTCGTTCATTCAAACTCCAAACGAAAGGAATGAATGTCCGATAATCCAATTCGATAATGGGACAAACGGCGTATCACCCAGACCATTCCCTAGTTCTATGATTCGCATTGCCGTCGTATCTGGCGTCTACTTTTTGGGCGCATGGCAAACGTCCGGTTATCTCGGCGCTTATGTGGAGGTATTTGAATAATGTGGGCAAACGATATACTTCGGCAAAAACAATCCTTTCCGCCTTGGCCGCCCGGTACTATCGTTACCGATGAAGTGCTGGCACAATACGCGGATTGGAAACAGGTTGCGAATGATTATGAACTGCCAGTAATTTTATCAGAGATTCAAGACGCGAAATGGGAAGAAATTAAAGCATCACGAGAATCCGCGATTAATTCCCCGATCGAATATCTCGGTGCCCTTTTTGATTTCGACGAAAAGGGGCAGAAAAATCTCTCTGATGCAGTTATTGCTGCACAGTCTGCAAAGACGCTCAATGTTCCGTTTCCCGACGTAGAGTGGACATTGTATAACAACACAACCAAGACGCTGACACAAGCAGAATTGCTGGCGTTTCCGCTGCAAGCAGGTATTGTTCGAAAAGGGATCTTGCATGCAAAGGCGAGGGTTTATAGGGAAGAAATATACAAGACGGATGCGACAATCGAATCGGTTAAATTAGTGAAGTGGGAGGCGTAAGCCTCCCATTATATTTGGGGGTGTAAAAAATGTTAGCAAGATTCCAGGTTGAAAACGACAAATCCGTTGCTGCGTCACAGACGGCAAACACTAAGGAAGTCGATCTTGAACCGTGCAGAAAGTTTTCCCTTTTGGTAGTTCCAAATGCGACGCATACCTATGGCGTAAAAGTGAATTTTGCTCCTGACATTGCAACCGGCGTTGCCAGCATGCAAGAAGTTGTCATTCCGTCAGCGTCGCAGGGGAATGTCGTTTCCGCAATTATCGAGTGTAAGGCCGATGTGTGCAGCTTTGCGATTACTAATGGCGATGGCGGCGCGGCGCACACCTATGACGTGTACATTCATCGCATTGAATAAGGGGGCGTTTTAAATGGCGTTCGATCAAATAGACCCTGAAACACCTGCCGGCAATACGAAAAAGAAATTTGGCGATGATGCAATTCGTGAGCTGAAAACGCAGATTATCAACATTTTGAAAGAAATTTGCCACTATCCCACGTCGCCAACGCTGCGCAAGGCTGTCTGGACAACAGACACACGGCCAACGTCCGGGCTGGTCGATAGGCTTTCCGGTTTCAATGATACTCTCGGTATTGAAGAGTATTACGATCTTGCCACGACAACCTGGCTACCGTGCATCAAAAATTCCGTGATACAGGCGTTAATCACCGCTGCTATTCCTGTCGGCATCATTACTATGTGGTCCGGCGCGGCGAACGCAATTCCTGCAGGGTGGAAGCTATGCGACGGAGACAATAGTACCCCGGACCTGCGAGGGAAGTTTGTTCTTGGAGCAGGTGGAAGCTATGCCGTAGGTGCTACCGGTGGTGCGGCAACACATACGCTGACTGTTGATGAAATTCCGAGTCATGCGCATGCGACTTCGGCCTCGTTGACAGCTACCATCCCTGAACACGGAGACAATGAGGATTACGACAACTACATTCCAGACGGTGGAACTACCACTGGAAACACTGGCGGCGGCGTCGCCCACAACAACATGCCTCCGTACTACGCAATTTGCTACATCATGCGAACGGGGTGATCCCATGCGAAAGGATTTATCGCCAATTGACAAGGGATTAAACTACAAAATCCCTGCCTATCAATTGCCTACTTCTCAGTGGCGAAACGGGATTAATGTGCAGTTTGTCCAGGGATACTTAGAGAAGGTCGGCGGGTGGAGAAAGCTATTCGCTGATCCTCTCGACGGGGCTGTGTATCATATCGATAACTTTTTCACAACGACGGACGACTCATATATGATGCTGCATACTCCAAAAAGCGTGTACAAGTACACCAATGGCGATACTGCGCCAATCAAAATTACCGATAGTGATCTGACTGGAAACATAGAATCTCCGATCATCGCCGATACCATCCAAGATATGTACGTTTTCACAAATCAGCAAGACTACCTGAAAGTATGGCCGGGGTTCGGAAGCGTCGTTACGATGCCTGGGTCAAGGACCGGCGATGAATGGACGGCAAACACAGCAAAAATAAAATGGGACGTTGTTTCAAACGAAGGATACAACTATATTTGCACCACGGCTGGGGCAACAGGCACAGTCAAACCGACGTTTCCAACAAGCAACGGAACTGTCACGGACGGGACTGTTGTATGGGAATTTCTCGGATTTGCAGGACTCGAAAACGGCGGCAGCGGCATAACCCGGTGCAGAATGGTTGTAAATTTTGCTGGATTCCTGATTGTTGGCGGGATTTATGAGGACGGGACACATTTCCCGCAGCGGGTCCGGTGGACAAAGTGGCGTGAACCGTTCGTGTGGAAAAACAACACGGACGGATCCGGACAGGCTGGATATGTCAACCTGTCAGATGGCGTTGACTGGATTCAGGGCGGGGCCATGCTCGGAAACTATTTGGTTATCTATAAAGAGCGTTCCATCAACATTTTTTCCTATGTTGGCGGCGATGAAGTGTTTCAGCAGCGTCCGTCGATCACCGGCATCGGGCTTCTCGCCCCGGGCGGTCTATGTAACCTCGGTGATGAGCATATCTTTATCGGCCCGGACAATGTTTATTCCTTTGATCTCATGGAGCCGAAAATCGCCGGCGACGATATCGCAAAAGAGTTTTTCCGGCTGCTTGATCCAGGTTACACCGACAATATCACAAACTTTTTCATGGAAGAAACGACGCTTCTATACTTCGGGTTCACGTCGATCAACTCTGTCGATCACACAAACGATATGGCGCTCATCTATAATACCGACACAAAAGCATGGTCAATCCGAGAGCTGCCAATGTCAGGTTTTGGGTATTGGGAAAAGAACACCGACGACAGCTGGGACAACGACGAAGAAACATGGGATTCAGACGAGACTACATGGGACGATTCGCGCGACTTGCAAAATGCACCGACGAACCTTTGCGGCGATCATAACGGATACATTTATGTGTTTGGCGGCCACTCAAAGGACGGCGGAGATATCGCCTTTAGTGTCGAAAGCGGACTAATTGATCTTGACGATCCGACGTTATTAAAACGGATAACGCGGATTCAGTTCATGGTATCCAGGGAGGGTGACTATTCCATGAAAGTGGAAATAGGCACCGCGGATAACGTCGATGAGCCGGTTGTATGGCAGCAAACAAGATATATGTCACTTTCACGAACAACGCCGCCGTGGGTCGATTGCGATGTTACCGGACGTTTCTTCGCACTTCGGCTTTCCAATGACAAGGCAGATCAGCCTGTAAAAGTGTATGGAATTGTCGTGAACTTTGAAATGCGGGGTGCTGTGTAATGGACAAGATCAGCACAATACCCGTTGTACCAGTAACGCCAACATCGATCGATGATGATGGAAGCAAGCTGATAAAAGCAAGCCGAGTTGCACAAACCGACACTGCAATTGCTGTCAATAAGCTGATTGCTGCAGCCAAAAAGATCGATTCGCGCTTAACAGCTGTCGAGGACGAAACAATTTCCCTGACAAACTTATCTGACGTGGAAATTACTGACCCTGCAGATGGGCAGATTCTTTCCTACGAAGAGGAAACTAGCCAATGGAAAAACAAGGCTGCGGCAGCCGGATTTGGCTTTGCTTCGTTTCCTGTCGGGTGGATCAATTTGTTTTATGGTGATCCCGCAAACATACCGACAGGATGGCAGATTTGTGACGGCACTAATGGTACACCGGACATGCGAAACAATGTTGCTGTCGGCGTAAGCTCCACAAAGGCGCTTGGAACTACCGGCGGTTCGGAAACACATACATTGACAATCGGCGAAATTCCAGCACACACACATTCTGCGCCGCAGATTTATCAGTATTCCGGAGGCGGCGGCGGGGCAGTAGCTCAAACCACGTCAGGAAGTACCGGCAGCGCTGGCGGCGGCGGGGCTCACAACAACATGCAGCCGTATGTCGCGCTGTACTACATTATGAGGGTGAGTTAATGGAAATTCACGAAATGGCCATTGATTTTTGCAACCGAATGGGTGGACGATTCACGCCGGAAGAAGTTCTCGAACACGGCAAAAACAACATTCCTTATGCTGACGAGGACGGGTTTTTCATCCTGTCGCTCGGTAATAATACGCTGTACCTTGATTACCTGTATGTGGTTCCTGGGCGCGGTCACGGAGTATTGCAGCGATACTTTCATCTGATCGACGAAAAGATGCTGGAATATGGCGTGCGCTACCTGCAAACGATAGCTCGCCGTTCCGGGGTCGAAAAACTTTATCCTGACGTGCTGCGCCCGGTTGCCACAGTTTACGAATTTGATAGAGGGGGTGTCCCAAATGGGTGGAGGTTCGACGCAAAACACCAGCCAGACAACCAAACTGAGCAAGTGGACGGGAGCGAATAAGACGATTGCCGACAGTGCAATCTCTGGGCTTACCGACTGGTTTAAAAACACAAATGCTGCCGCTGGCGGCGCTGACGCGTGGAATAACAACACGTTCAGCGTCGGTCTAAACAAGCTGCAGGATGCTGACTACAACCGCAACAAATCTCTCATGGATAATGCGCAACTCGCTTCGATCGCTGGCGGTGGTAATCTTGATGTAAATTCAAACCCGTATTTTCAGAAGCGGCTCGATGCGAAAATACAAACCATGCAGGAGGCTTTCGGCAGTTCGCTCGATAGTGTTCGCGGCGGGTTCCAGCGCGGCGGCATGGCCGACAGCTCTATGCGGCAGAACAAGGAAAAACAGCTTGTCGCGCAGCAAGGCCGTACGCTAGACGAATTTGTCAACAATGCCTACGATAGCGAATACGACAAGCGTGTACAGGAAATGCTGCAGGCAAACAGTTTGCTGAACCAGGCAGGGCAGGCCGGTTATCGGTATCAGGCGGCTGAACAGGCGAGTAAAGATTCCAGCTTGTTCAATTATGCCAAAATGTACGGACTTGACGCCAGCCAGAAACAGCTATTAATGCAATATCTACAGACAATCTCTGAACCGGAGCAAACGACAAACAGCGCAACAACGACGCAGCGCAATCCCGGACTCACAGATTACTTTAGCATGCTGTTTTAAGGGGTGAACAATCATGGCAAACATTTTGGCAACAGGCCGCGGGCTTATTGGCAGCTACCTAGCCCGGCAAGAGCAGGAAGATAAATGGAAACGACAACAGGATGCACTAGCCGAATTTATGGTGGGAAACGGCCTGTCTGGTCAACAACCAGCAACACCAGCCGCACCGCCGGCAATGCGGCCAGAACCGCTTCCGGACTATAAACAGCGCAGTCTTGCAATGGGATTTCAAAATCCCGGGCTAGGAAATATCGACCTGAACTCCCGTCCGGTGGTAAACAACCCGGACGGAATTTACGGCAAAGAAAGTTTGCTGCCAACAATCGGCAATAACGGACAGCAAAATGGCGGCGGATTTTCTGAATATGGGCGTCAATTCATGCAGGATCCTGTTCGACGGCGGGCGATGCAGCTTGGACAGAATTTGTCAGGACCGGTGCAAGCTCCAACACAAATGCCGGCACAAGCTCCGGGCCAATCATCGACGATGCAACAACCTAACCCGGATTGGGTCAACCAGGCTACGGCCGGACTTGTGAAAAAAGGCGTTCCTTTCCAGCAAGCGTATCAACTTGCCTCACAAATGTACCAGCAAAAAGACGCCGAATATAGGCGGCAGCAGGTAGCTGCAGAGTTTCCGAAACTCCGTAGTTCTCTTGCTGATGCAATTCGATCAAATGACAGAGCATCCGCCGTGTCTGTTATTCTCCAGATTCAGCAGATGGGAGGCAAAGTTCCGACAGAGCTCATTCAATGGGCTGCTCCGAATTATCAGAGCAGAACCAACGATCTTGGCGACAGGGAGGTCAATGTCGCGTTTAACCCGGCAACCGGTCAATTTACCACTGGCCAAGAGTTCACTAAAGGACAATCGCCGGACTCCGCTGCGGCAAATGCGCTTAATTGGGCAAAGTTTAATTATACGCGCGATCGCGATATTCTTGGCGATAAAGGGCAAACGTGGCAGAGCAGACGCGGTAAAAACGAAGATGATGACGAAGTTGATCCAAACAAACAGGCCAATAACCTGAAAAACTACAGCAAATTTACCAACGAGCTTTGGGAGGGCAAAGAAGGCGGATCGAAAACGCCGCAAGAAATTGCCGCCCTTCTCAATAACAACAATGTCATGGCTCAATGGAAAGCACGCGCAGCTGCGGCCCACGGCAGTAAAGCTAAAGCGCAGTATCAAAACGATGTTACCGCTTTGGCCGACGCGTATGGTCTTGTTTATGAAAATGGTGCGTGGAGAGTAAGATAAAGGGAGAGTTGCTATCATGGCAAAAAGAAGAACCGGCACGATCAACATTAACGAAATGGATAGTTGGGACGATTTTTTCAAAAACCCGGCCCCGGCTGCTCCGGCTGATACCGGAATGGGCGGGCTGCGACAGGCGGAAAGCAATATTGCACCGCCGTCATTTATAAAGCCGGTAGCTTCTGATAGCATGGGCTCGTTTAGGCAAACGGAGGGGAATACTCCCCTCCCCGTTGCCGGGCTCGATTATGAAGTACCACCGCCTCCGGTTGATACATCTGTAATTGGCATGGAAGAAATAACGCAGGCGCCGTCTCAGCGAGAGCTTACCAATCTCACTATGAGCGACGTTGGAAAATCGTTCAATCGTGGTGTTGCTGGTGTTGTTGGCGGGGCCGGCGGTGCGCTTCGCATGCTCGGTTTTGAAGATACCGGTCGAGCGATTGCCGACGAAATGGACGATTTTAGCAAAAACCTTCCACAAACACCAGGGGAACGCGCACTGTCTGCCAAGCCGTTTGAGTTTGGTCACATGCTTACCCCTGAATTTTGGACAGACGGACGCGCAACGTCGCTCATGGCGAACGCTGCCGGATCGTCACTACCTTTTTTGGCTGGATCGATGTTGATGGCTGCAGTTGCGCCGGCGTCGGGAGCGGCCCTTACCACAGCAGCGATCACAAGACTTGGACAAGCTGCGCTTTCTACGGCGGCCGGGCGTGCAACGATTGGGAAAATCGTGTCGAATCCGTTGGCACAGAAAGCGTTTCAAAATACTGTTGGACAGATCGGAGACTTCGGCAAGGCGTTTGTCGCTGCGAGAGTCCTTTCTGCCGTACCGGAGGCTTTCACAGAAGGCGGCGGCTCTTACAACGAAATGGCAAAATGGAATAGCTATATTGCCGTGGTGCGTGATCCTAACGCCAGTGAGTTCGACAAGCAAACGGCCAAAAGTGAACTGCGCCAAATGTACGAGCAGAACGGCGGCAAAGGGGATTTCGATCCCGATCATGCCCCGACAATCGACGATGCAAAACTTCGGGCCTGGAAGCAAACCGCTCTTAACATTCCCCTATTGGCCGCGTCTAACGCAGCCGAGGGTGTAAACCTGTTTTCTCCGTCGAAAAACATCATCACCGGCACCGCTCGCAAAATGGGATTCGGCGCATTACAAGGCGGCGGCGAGGAATTTTTTCAAGAAGGATTCGGCTCTGGTGTTACCGGCGCCGGAACCAACAAGACTCCACTACAGGGAGAGGAATTTGTCTGGTCGCTCGATCCGTCGAAATGGAATCCACAAACAAAACAGGCTGTTGCCGGCGGTGGATTGTTTGGCGGTGTTATGGGAGCTGCCGGCGGCGGGTCCGGCCCTGTTCAAAATCAGTTACCAATACCGGCACAAGGACCGGTTCATACTCCGACGCAAGTGCAGACGCCGGAACAAGGACCGGCGCAACCGAAATTGAAAATCGGCGACGTTGTTCCTGATGATCAATTCGGTGATGTAACTTTTTCTGGCATGGCACCGGACGGACAAGCTATTTTTACTGCTCAAAATGGCACACAAATTACAATGCCGGTCCCTGCGGAGTTCATAGACCCGTCCGCGCATGCAAACAAGTCAAATATCCCCGGTACTGTACCCCTCCCGACCGAAAACACAGACGTTACTAGCAATCCTGGCGATAAAGCCGCAAACGCCAATAAAATAGAGGCTCCCGGCGATTTTACAGTAAATATGAAGCCGGAAAAGCACGAAGTCGACGCAGCCCCCGTATCCCCGCCTAATTCAAAGTGGAAAATCGACCCCGGCGCCATGCCGGGAGAGCCGGAAATGTTTTTTGATGTAGTTGGTGATAATTTTGAAACGGCAAAAGCCGCCGTGTTTCAATCGGTTGATGAACAAGGCAAGGCCGTTTGGGAATCTTCGCTCAGTGACGGCAAAAGCCTGGGCCAATTCACCACGGTTGCGGAAGCGGCTTCGGCTGCTGAAAAAGCTATTTCACAAACTATACCTATAAATAATCAGGGAGAAATAGAAAGTACGGTTGCAAAAACGGCAGAAGAATCTGTCGCAACAGTCAAAAATCAGTTTTCTGTCGGCGACAAAGTAACCAGCAGTAAAGGTTCCGGAATGGTTGCAAAGGTTACAAAATCCGGCATAGCAATCAAGATGGCTGACGGCAAAACTGTCAGTATTAGTTTTGATAGTATGAAAAACAAACCGAAGGAATCTTGGGTAAAAAAAGAATCTGCAGCGAAACCAATGTCTGCAAAAGAAGAATTTGAACAGTACCATCAAGAGCTTGCCGCAAAGTACGACATAAACCCTGCCCATAACTTGTCTGCGTATGGCGCTATCAAAAACATGGAAAAAACAGAAATTGAAAAATGGAACCGCTTGCAAAACGCTGCCATTAATAACCAAAAAGCGATCACATCAACAAAAGAAGCGGAAATCGCAACCAAACCGCAACATGAAATAAAATCTGATAAAATCAATATTGGCGATACCGTTACCCGCCCAGGGAAAGACGACGGCTTTGTTGTCGTGGATGATAGCGATCCTTCTATGTTCGTGATCAAAACAAAACAGGGCAACACGCTGAAAACAGGCAAGAAAGGCGTCGTTAAGTCCGGAAGTGTTTCCGATGCTGTCGCGGCGGTTGAAATGAGCGATGAAGATCATTATCAGGCGTGGAAGAAAGATATGATTCGCTCACTTGAACGCGACAAAGAGGAAGGATGGGGAACCAAAGAGCGTAGCGGTGGATTGCTTAGCCCGTCAGAGGTTATGCTACACCCATCCATAGCGCGGGAAGGGTACGCGGAGAGGTTTGAACGCGAACAGGTTGAGGCTGCCATTGCCGACCAGAAAACGGCTGTCGGCAGTTCTGTTGAAGAAATTGAAAAAGCAAAAAACGATCAATATGAATCAAAAAACCCAAACTATGTTTCTGCTCAGCCAGAAACAGACGCAGAAGTTGCTTATCGCAAAGCAATAAAATACGACAAGGCAACCCCAGAGAGGAAAAATCTTTATGACCTGAACTTTTCATACATGCAAACAATATTGAACGCACGCGATTCTTACGAAAAATATGCCGGGCTGCGCGATGCGTTTATCAGTAACGATAATGTTCGATGGATGGCGGCATACGATGCGATCACTGGAGAAAAAATCCCGCGCAAGCAAGGGGAGCGACTGCAATATTTGCAAGACAAATACCCCGAAGAACATAAAAAACTTATGGCTGCAAAAGCGGAAAAGCGTTCGAAGACCGAGTCTGAAAATCGCCGCAACCGAATCAATTCAATCAAGGTTAATCACAACGGAGAAATTATTGGCCGCGCCGACTTTATTGATTATGCAATAGATGGCGGATACAGAAATGCCAGAAGATTGCCGCAAGGTGCAGCTTTTGCTTACCACCTAATGGGCAATAATGGAAAAGGATTCGTTCTCGCTAACAAGGAAGAATTTTTATACGCTGCCGAAAAGATTGATGCTATTAACGATGCGGAAATCTCAGCCGACCCGGAAGTTGATGCGCTGTTTGAAGGCGGTAGCGAAAACGCTGGCACCGAAAGCATAAAAACACCTATTGCCCAAAGTGGACAGAATAGCGGACAAAGTGATCGCGTCGCAAAAACGAGCGAAAAAGAATCGGTAAGCGATTACGCCGCGGCTACAACACGACTTTCCAACAAGGTAGTGTCGTGGATTAAGGAAGGTCACGAAATCACATGGCGCGAACTGTTTTCCGAAGCCGATAAACATTTCGGCGGTACCCAGGCAGAAGGCCGCTACACTTCGAAGGACGCATACGACGCGATGGAGCGCGGGGTAAACAAGTTTATCGAATCCGAAAAAATCAACCCAACCGGTACGGCCAGCGACGCCCAAAATACCATTGAACGGCTGCGCAAGGAAGTTATCGCAAAGCTGCCGACACAAACCAAACGGACAGCAGAACAGGATGAATTTCAGCAGTTTTCTACTCCCCCGGACCTTGCTTTCGCGGTTGCTTGGACGGCAAACATTACCGCAGCCGACACCGTTTTGGAACCAAGCGCCGGAATTGGAGGTATCGCGATTTACGGAAAAACTGCTGGCGCAAAAACAATCGTCAATGAGCTGTCCGAGCGGCGCCGCGATATTATTTCCACAATGGGATTTGATCGCGTTTTTGGAGAAAATGCAGAACAGTTAGACAATATTCTTCCAAACGACGTGAAACCTGATATAATAATTATGAACCCTCCATTTTCTTCTACGGCCGGACGGGTAGCCGGGGAGAGGAAAACCGCGAATGTATATCGTCACCTGGACCAAGCACTTTCGCGGCTCAATGACGGAGGCCGGCTTGTTGCCGTTGTCGGTGAAGGGCTGGGAGAAACGGCTGCTCACGCCGAATGGTGGAAACAGGTCAAAGGTAAGTACAACGTTCGCGCAAATATCGCATTGTCTGGCGAAAAATACGTCAAGTACGGCACCACGTTTGATAATCGGATTATTGTGATCGACAAAACCGGACCGACAACGCAAACGCAGACCGCATCATACAACGACGTAATTGACGCACTAGACATGTTGGGGGCGATTAGAAATGCAAGATTGGCAGAAAATAGATTGGATGAACAAGGCCGGGGCGAATCGGGACGCAATCAAACTCCTGACGAAAGCCGGCGTCAGCCCGGACATGTCGATGTTGGGGATAGTCAGTCTGATGGAATACGGACTGAACGACCTGAGAATCAACCCAAACCGAAACAGGGACATATCGGGACAGCTGGAAGCACTGACAACGTGGGAACCCGAGGCCATAATGAAAACACTAAACGTGGACAAGGACAGGCTAAAGGGAAAGACGATCAACCAGGCGGCGACAGAGCTGCTGGACAGTCTAAACCTATACATGGCGGAACGCTGGTAGGGGACGCGGAAGCGGCCCCTATTTCTTTGGGCGTTGTAACTAAAGATCAGGAGAAACAAAAAGGCGAGCTTACGGATAGCATTTACGATTCGTACAAGCCGCAGCGCCTTTCGATTCCTGGGGCGAAAAAACATCCGTCGCCACTTGTCCAGAGCGCAGCAATGGCTTCTGTAGAGCCGCCGTTACCAACATACGCCCCAAAACTGCCAAAGTCTGTTATTGATAATGGGTTGTTGTCCGAAGCACAGTTAGAGTCAATCGTATACGCAGGACAGGCTCATGAACAGATTTTGCCGAGCGGACTACGAAAAGGTTTCATGATCGGCGACGGCACCGGTGTTGGCAAGGGCCGTGAAATTTCCGGCATAATCTTGGACAACTTCGGCCACGGACGCAAAAAGGCGGTTTGGGTTTCAGAAAAGCCCTCTCTCTATATCGATGCAAGGCGCGATTGGTCCGGCATCGGGCAGGATAAAGAGGACGTTTTTGAATTGGCTAAAATCAAGGGTGATATCAAACAAAAAACCGGTATCCTGTTTTCCACTTACAAACTTCTCACCATCGGCGCAGAAGTTGCTCCGGATGGTGGAATTAAAAAGAAGGAAGGCAAGGAATCCCGGCTCGAACAAATTGCCAAGTGGCTCGGACCTGACTTTGACGGTGTTGTTGTCTTTGATGAAGCGCACAACATGCAAAACGCCGTCAGCGAAAAGGGCGCCAGAGGGACAAAGAACGCGTCGCAAACGGGGCTTGCCGGTATTGAATTGCAAAAAATGCTGCCCAAAGCGCGGATTCTTTATGTCTCGGCGACCGGTGCGACAAAAGTATCAAACCTGTCGTACATGGAACGCCTCGGATTATGGGGCGAAGGCACTCCTTTTGCTTCGCGTGATCATTTCATTTCCAGCATTGAGAGCGGCGGGCTTGCCGCAATGGAACTTGTCGCCAGAGATATGAAGGCGTTGGGTAGTTATATCCAACGTTCTTTGTCTTATGATGGTGTTACCTATGGAACGCTGGAACATAAGCTCACACTGGAGCAAACCGATATCTACAACAAACTGGCCAACGCGTGGCAAATTGTGTTGCAGAATATCGAAAAGGCCGTAGAAATAACCGGAATGGAAAACAAATCTTCCGGTAGTAAAAACGGCATGGCAAAAGGCCGGATTATGTCGGCGTTCTGGGGCGCAAATCAGCGGTTCTTTAACCAGGTCATTACGTCCATGCAAATGCCGTCAGTTATTGAATCGATATCGAAAGATATCAAAGACGGCAATTCGGTTGTGCTGCAGCTGGTGAATACAAACGAGGCCGAAACGAACCGCAAGGCAGCGCAGCTGGAAGAAAACGAAACATTAGAGGACTTGGATTTGACGCCAAGAGAGGCGTTGATGAACTTCCTTGAAAAATCCTTCCCTGTTCAAGTGTTTGAGCAGTACATGGATGAAAACAGAAACATGAGAACGCGGCCTGTCTTTGACTCGAAAGGAAATCCGGTTGTCAGTAAGGAAGCTGTCGCGCTGCGAGAAAGACTCCTTGACGAACTCGGATCAATTCGCGTTCCGGACGGACCTCTCGAAATTCTATTGAATACTTTTGGTGATGAAAAGGTTGCCGAAGTTACCGGCAGAAGCCGCCGCTTTGTTCGCGTCGCTGATAAAACCGGTCAAACAAAAATGGTAGAGCAGCGGCGCGGCAAGGTGATCGCGGAGGCCGACGCCGACTTGTTTATCAACGGCAAGAAGCCAATTCTTGTTTTCTCCGATGCCGGCGGAACTGGACGCAGCTATCACGCTGATCGCAACTTTAAAAATCAAAACAGGCGCGTTCACTATTTGCTGCAGCCCGGTTGGAGAGCGGATAAAGCTATTCAGGGTTTTGGCCGCACCCACAGAACAAATCAGGTATCGGCGCCGCATTATGTGCTGGTTACTACTGACCTTATGGGGCAAAAGAGATTCGTCTCCTCGATCGCACGGCGGCTTGATCAGCTCGGAGCCCTTACCAGAGGGCAGCGACAAACTGGCGGTCAAGGTATGTTCAAGGACACGGATAACCTGGAAGGCTTCTATGCGTTCGACGCTATGGAAAAATTCTATACTGACTTGATTAGAGGGAATGTTCCGGGGCTAGATGCAAAGGATATTCTCGCTAAAATGGGCCTTTCCAAGATTCTCGACGACAAGGGAAGCCTAAAGCAGACTGACGAGCTCCGCGATATAAACAAATTCCTTAACCGGATACTGTCACTGGAAAAGGAAGATCAGAACACCGTGTTTAACGCGTTCCATGAAAGAATGGTGCGCAATATCGATGCTGCAATTGCTAGCGGAACTTATGAAACGGGTCTGCAAAACTTCCGTGCCGACAAAGTTGAACTGGAATCAGAGAGAATCGTTCACACCGCAAAGGGCGGAGCCGAAACGAAATACGCCAAACTGATTGCCAAACATAAAAATAAACGCATGACGCACGGCGACGCAACGGCGCAGAAAAACTTCATCGGCATTTTCCAAAACGCCAAGAGTGGAAAGGTCTGGGCTGCTTTCGATGCTGGAAATAGAACTTATAGCAGCGGTAGTGTTGAGGCTGCTGTTCGGTTGCGTGGCCCGTCGATCACGCAGACGAACGAAGTAACTAAAGCCGAATTTGAGAAGAACTCAAATTGGGTAAAGCTCGATCCGGACGAAGCGGCAACACAGTGGGAAAAAGCCTATAGCGAAACCCCGGAATATATCGACGAAACAATCCACCTTATTACCGGCGCCATACTGCCAATATGGGACAGACTACCCGAAACGACAAACAGGGTTGTTCGTGTCCAGACGGTAGACGGCAGCCGGTATCTTGGCCGGAGAATTAATGACAAAGATATCAACAACGTATTATCCCGTCTTGGCGTCGACAAGGAAACGTCAACAGTATCCCCTGCAGATGCCATAACGGAGATCATTGATAACGCATCGACTGTAACACTGGCAAATGGATGGAGATTGAGCAGGGCAAGGGTGTCTGGTGATTACCGTATTGAACTGACAAGCCCGAAATATGACTTGCCGCGCTTCGACCATATCGTTAGAAGGGCAGGCGTATTTACTGAGCGCGTAAATTACGTGACCAGGTATTTCGTTCCTGTCGGCAAAGACGGCGAAACGACGCTTAATAATCTGTTCGATAGCTATCCTGTAGCCGACGTGAACCGGACAGAAGCAAGCGCGATGCTGTCGCAACTTAGCTCCGGCGTCGACCCGTTCCGTCTTATCCCCGGGCTTCGCAAATACTCCGATATGACCGTCAAGGAAGCGTTCAATGATCTTGTTGCTATTGGCCGCAAAGTATATGCAGAAACATCGCACGGCGGCAAATGGATGGCCAGAATGAAAGAGTTGCTGGGCGATTTGTGGGGCAAGGCCAAAAACGTTATGGGCAAGGTATGGAACGAAGTCAAGCGAGTCGCAAAAGATAATGCCGGAGCTACGAGAATATTTGCGCCAGCCCCTTCCGGAACGCAACATGTTTCTGTTGCAAAAATGTCCAGCAAAATGCTGCAAGAACCGTGGGTTCAACACTGGGCAAATCATTACTGGCAAAGCGTTGGTGAGAAGTCCCCGTTTTTCAGAGCATGGTTTGGCGATTGGCGACAAAATGAAAAAACTCCCGTGCCAGTAATCGAAATTACCGGAATGGAAGTTACTAGATCAAAGAATATTGCTACCGCCGCCGCCGCCATCGGAGAATGGGCAAGGCGAAGCGTAAAAGGCTCGGTTGCCAATAAAGACACGGGATGGGTGCTTGAAATATCCAACAAAACAATCAGCGAAACGACGCACTACGCAGTCAAGCACTACGACCTGCCAACGATTCAATCTGTCGTCTCTTTGCGTGATGTTGTCGAAAACGCGATACTTCATTCCACGGAAACCAATAAACACGACAACGAGCAGATTCCGTTTGTTCACGTAATGTACGCTCCAATAAACATCGGGTCCGACCCGTACGTTGCGGAACTTCGCGTCAGAGAAACACCGCAAGGCGCAAAACCATATTACCTTGAGGCAATAAAAATAAAACCCTCTACTCCGCAGAAAGGATGGGCGGCGAGCGCCCAAGTCCAGTCATCAGCGGTAAGCCAGTCGCAAGGACCGGCCCGAGGACAGAATAATCTGCCCAACAGTAGAGGTTCTACCATTACTGTATCAGAACTGCTGAAGCACGTCAATAATCCAGGCTACGATAGGGCGTCGGCAGTGGTTGGAAGCAACAAAAAACCGCTTATTGTGTATCACGGGACGGGAGAAGAGTTCACGGAGTTTTTAGATTCGTTGCTTGGTTCTTCTTCCGGGAGAGGGACGGGTACAGATTATGGATTCTTTTTTGCACAAGACGAAGAACACGCAAGGTATTGGGCCGACAATGCAAAGATAATTACCGGTAAGTCCGTTGTTATGCCGGTCTATTTGGATATTAAAGACCCGGTATATATAACTGACAAAAATGATGGCGGGGTAACGATTGAGCAGGAGCTAAAAAAAGCTTTTATCGATGGGCATGACGGGGCGATTATTGAAAACGCACTCGACGACGATTCCGGGGAACCTCGCACAATGTACGTTTCATTTGATCCAACCCAAATCAAATCAATCAACAATCGAGGCACGTTTGACGGTAGTAATGCGAATGTCTTGTATTCATTCCCGGCTAATATCGCACATTTAATTCCAGCGCTTTCTAAGCACAATGACATGACAGCGCCAGAAGCAATGCGTGATTTAGTCAGGATTGGCCGCGCCGCCTACGAATCCGGGATCACCAACGGCGGAAAATGGATGCAGAAAATGCGGGAAGTGCTCGGAGATTTGTGGAGCAAGTTTCAGCATTTAATGGTAAAAGTTTGGCGTGAAGTCAAAAAAACAGTAAACAATAATCGCGGCGCCATTCGTCTTGGTGGTCAAAGAATCGAGGCAAGTACGGTTGTGATTCCTGCCGACGCAGACGCCGGCGGAAAGAAAACCGTTGAGCAGCTAGTCGAAAGCGGCTGGATATCTCGGGATACCGGTCGGGGAACAAAAATACTTGTTAAGCCAGAAACGGTTAAAAGGGAAGTTCCTGAATCGTTTGAACCGGTAATTCCAGGGATGGATCGCGGTGTCGCTTTCGAGTTTGAACAATCATCGGAAGTTCCGGAGATTCCAACCGGCGAAAAACTGCGAGACAGCTTGAAGCGTTTTTGGGCGTATGCTTCGCGCAAATATTCCACGTTACCAAGAAGCGCTGAATTTGCTCCGTTGGAGTTTGGGCTGACGCAGCTCGAGCATAAAAAAGGAGTTGCTACTGACACAACGGTAAAAGCAATTCGGGAAATCGTTTCAACTCTTAAAAACAAAAAAGACTATCAAATCTTTTCGCACAAAGTTGTGTTTGACGATCTGGCAGCTGACCTGGCAGAAAGCCCCGAATATGATCTGCCATTTGGGTTGACGAAAGACAATTTCCAATCACAATATGATGCCGTCAATGCAGCAGTTACACCGGAGATTCAGCAGGCTTTGGATACGCGAAAGCAAGTTTGGAATGACTTCAAAGAGAAGTATGCAAATTCTATGAAGGCGATTGGATTTGATGTCGAAGATCGATTGAAAAAAGGTGACACCTATTTTCACCATATCGTTCTGGATTATGCCGAGCTGAAAAAGCGTCTTGATCCTGTCTTGGGTACTCAAATCAGGACGCCAAGTTACAGAGGATTTTTGAAGTCTCGCGAAGGCTCGACGAAAAATATCTTAACTGACTACTTGCAGCCGGAAATGGAAGTCATGGGGCAAATGATGTATGACGTTGAAATCGCCAAAGTGATCAAGATGGTATCGGACAAGTACGATATTCAAAGCGATCTGCAGCGAATTGCAACAGCATCCAATGAGCACAACACTATTAAGTCGTTGATTGATGAACAGGGCGAAATCGAAGGGATAAAATCATGGAATCAGCTTTCCAAGAAGCAAGCAATGGCCATGAATAGACTCGCCGAACTTGCCTATAACGATGAACTGCCGAACAATGGTAAATTCAACGACGTTTTGGAAGCTCTGATCGTTTCACATGAAAGCCAAGAGCAGCTTGATCTACCCAAAAACAGGCTTTTCGCTTATCTGTCGTGGGTAATGCACACCGATAACGAAGCCGGCAAAATGACAGCCGGGCTCATGTTTAAGGGATTAAGGGAAAAGGCCGCGGCGATCAAGGAGCGATTGGGGGACGAGCATCTTTCTTGGCGCGATCTAGTTCCGGAAGGATACGAAACATGGCAGCCAAGAGAAGGAAATATCTTCTATACCGGATATACAATTCCGGAGCACATTGCCCAGGGAATCGCTGATAAGGCGGTTAGTGAGCTTGGCATCCCGGCAAATCAAATTCGGCGTGCCATTCTGCAAGGCGGTCGTCGCAAGGAAATGGTGGTCCCTGTGGAGGTCGCCTCTACTCTGGAGGAAATTGTCCCTGCACATGCTTATCGCAGTTGGGTATTGAACGGCCTGACAAAATTGCAGGGGAAATGGAAGCAAGCTGTGCTGCAAATGCCGAATCGCTTCCTATCGTACAACTTCAATAACATGGTTGGCGATCTTGACGCGGTAATTGCCGCGCAAGGAACAAAAGCCATGAAGAAAACCATGACGGCGGCCCGCGAACTCTATGGAGTATTCTATCGCGGAAAAGAAATGTCGCCGCACATGCAAGAATGGTTCAATCGTGGTGGGTTTGAAACATTGTTGCAAACACAGGAAGCAGGCAAGGTTAACCAACTAGCTACGTTCGATCGATTGATGGAAAGAGAGAAAAAACTTTCCAAGCTGCCGTTTAAGGTATGGCAGACGTACTGGCAAGGAGCTCGAAAGGCAACGGACTTCCGCGAGGCTATTATGCGCTACGCAAAATTCCTTGACTATGTTGAACAAATGGAAGGGTCCGGGGTTCCGAACGAGTTTGGCGCCAGTGATCCGGCGTCAGTAATGGCACTGGATAATCGATACGATAGAGCATTTAAGCTGTCAAACGAACTGCTTGGGGCGTATGATTCTATTTCCGAAATGGGCCGCGATATGCGTTCGTTTATATGGCCGTTTTGGTCATGGAAAGAGGTCAACGCTACCAGGTATGCTCAAATGATCAGAAATGCCACGGTAGACAGCAGTACAGCGCAGGACGTTGCTGGTGCAATTGGAGGGCAAGCACTTCGCAGGGCTCCTTTTGCGGCGGTAAAGGCCGGGGCGTTCATGGTTAAAGCAACGTTTCTTTGGGCGCTCATTCAAACATATAACTGGTGGATGTGGCCTGAGGAAGAACGCGACTTAGAGGATGGTGTTAAATATAAAATGCACATCATTCTAGGCCGCGATCAAGACGGCAAGGTTCGCTATGCTAAAGCAAGTGGAGCTCTTGCTGATTTGCTCGGATGGGTGTCTCTTGATACTCCGATGCAGCACTATGACGCATGGTTATCCGGCCGTAAATCGCTCAAAGAAATTGCCGCTGACATGGCAGCGGCCCCGACTAACATTGTTCTGTCCGGCATAACTCCGTATTTTAAAGTAGCAGCGGAAATGATATACGGGGAAAGTGTATTCCCTGATTGGAGAAAGCCAAGACCGATACGCGATAAAGGGTTGTACCTTGCCAGCTCAATTGCGCTCGGTAATGAATATCGATCGGTATTTGGTTTGCCGAGCCGAGGCTATTCCCTGATTGATTGGAGTGTTGTCAAGAAGTCGGATCCGCTTCAAGCTGCTTATTATTCATTCATGGGAACAAAACAGCGATTCATGGAAAGCAAAGGAAAAGGCGAAGGGTTTTTCAATTCGCCAAAATCCGAGGCGCTGCGCAACTATAAAGAGGCGTTACGCTACCAGGATGAGCAGGCGGCGGTGAAGTATCTTGAACAATACAAACTTGCCGGCGGTACAAAGGAAGGGATAGAGCGCAGCATGGAGTCGATGAACCCGACAGCCGGGCTCAAGGTTTCCGAGCGTAAAGAGTTTCTTGCATCGCTCAACCCGGAAGATCGTCGCAAAATGGCAATGGGGCAGCAGTATTTCGATATGGTGATTGCTCGTAGTGGTGGTACGTTGTCAGTTACCAAAAAAGGCGTCATTGACGTGAAACTAAAAGGCGTCGATCTTCCATCGGAGAAAAAGCCCAAAAAACAAAATTTCTTTTAAGGAGATAACCACCATGCCAGAACATGATTTTCAGAAAGAAGTAATAGACCGCCTTGCCAGAATTGAAACAAAGCAGGATGCAACGATGAAAACTGTTGCCGATCATTGCGATGATATCAGGGAGCAAGGAATAAAAATCGCAACAATCGAAGCAAGTTCCAAATCGGCGCATCGCCGCATTGATGGAATTTACATCACCGCTGGAGCTATCGGAGGCGCAGCGGGATGGATTGTTGACAAATTCCTGTCATTGTTTCAGGGGCGGGGCGGTAGTTAGGAGTTCATATGAAAAAAACGCTGCAGTTAATCTGCGAAGCGTGGCCAGGGATCGTAATCATTATGGTTACGATCCTTTTCATTTGCTTTTTGATCGGCTATTTTGCAAACGCTTTAGCAGGATATAAATTTGATTTAAACGCGATTTGGGCAGGTATTGCAGCGCTGGCCAGCGGTTCCCTTGCAATTCTGGCCAAGTATTATACCGATTCACGTTTCAATACTAATCAGGGACAAATGCCAACATTTTTGCAATGTGGAGGAATGAACAATGCAACAGGTAACATTGGAAGAACTTCGCCAACTGGCCGCAGCGGAGCGGAATAGTGGACTGATACGAATTATAAGCCACTGGTCCGCAGGCCATCATAATCAGCCATTCGCCGATTACGATATCAACAATCTCGGGGATGGAACTATCGTAATGCCGAATCTGATTTTGAGCGATGTGGAGGCCCATTGCTGGCGCCGCAACTCTGACAGTATAGGAGCAGCAATCTGCTGCTGCTACCAGGGAAATACGCAAGACCTCGGACCGGAAGCCCCGACAGAAATTCAAATCGAGAGGCAGGCGCAAATTATTGCAGCTGTATGTTCCGGCATGGGCTGGCCGATTGACAGGGAGCACGCACCCACTCATGAGGAAATGGCAACGATCGACGGCTACGGTCCCGGCAGCGGAGATCCGGAAACGCGGTGGGATTTGTGGTTTTTGCGCAACGGCGACGTACCTGGCACTGGCGGCGATCAACTCCGGGCGGCTGCGCAAGCCTATGCTAATCAAATGGGGTGGGAAACATGTTAATCAAACCGTCACAGCACAAAAACATTGTAATCCCTCTATTGATTGCCCTTGCGATTATGGCGTTGGTTTCGTTCTTCTCGGTTGCCAACGCCTCCCCGCAGCAAGACTTTATCGACAAAATGGGTCCGGTCGCACAAGAGATTGTTCCTGGTTACGGGCTTTGGCCGTCTGTGTTTATCGCACAGGCGGCTTTAGAGTCAGGCTGGGGAACGTCGATACTGGCTGTTTATGCAAACAATTATTTCGGCAGGAAATGCCTGCAGTTGCCATGCCTTGAAATCAAAACACCGGAATATCGTTACGGCATGTGCAGAACTGAAAAACATTGGTTTCAAATGTATCCCGATTTACGAGCAGCGGTTCATGGTTATTGTCAGCAGTTTTTTCGTGTCTACGAGAAAAGCGGCGCCCGCGTCTATCCCGAGCTGGACGCCAGTACGCCTGAATCACAAATCAGGTCCGTTGCACATAGATATGCCACGGATCCACGTTACGCCCAAAAGGTATTGGATATTATTGACGAATGGGGGCTAGCGGTTTGGGATGCGAAATAACATGCCTATTTTGCCGTGCGTCGATGGTGATCAAAACAAACAGCCGGGGGATAGTAACTTACGGCTGCAGTCAGGGGTGCGGGAATTACCTGTACGAGGAAGTAACTGCCCCGGATGCAATACCAAATATCTTAATTGGTATACTGCAAAAACTACCGGCGCCGAGCAATGCTTTTGTACCAATTGCGGATACAGTTTGACAGATGAAATTAAGAGGGGTGAGGTGAAATGAGTAATGGGCAAAAAAATATTGTTATTGCTATTGCTGTCGTTCTGCTTGTTGGGTTCGGGTATTGGCTGCGCGGCTACTTACACAATGACGCAGGAACAATACAACGAATGGCAATCGCTCTCGACGAGGCAAACGCAAATAACCAACGACTTACAGCAGCGCGGGATAAACTCGAACAGCTTAATTTTGGGCTTACAGAAGAAAATAACCGAAGCCGAAAATACAGTCAAGAGCTTGAAATCCAGCTTGGAGAAGTCAGAGAGTATGCTGATTCTCTCGAACGAAATAATCGCGCAGATGAAAAAGGACTTGCTGAGTCAGCAGAAATTAATCGACGAACTAAAATCCTTATTGGCGAAGTTGGAAAAACAGGCAAATAAACGATGGGGGATAGGCGCCTACGCCGGCACTGAATCGGCAGGAATAATTGTGCAAAAAGACGCCGTATTTGTGCTTGGCGGGATAAAGCACAGCGGCGGCTATGAGATCAATGCCGGAATCATGGGCCGATTTTAA